CTAATTCGGCCTTGCTTGAATAGCAGACTCTATAGCTGCTCGGAATTCCGGGGCATCAGTTCTTAATCGATAATCATCAAGGGTATTGAATATTTCTAGAAGTTCTCTACGATAATGCGGCGGTGCTGAATTACCTTCGCCTCTAGTGGTGAAAATTAATAATGAGTCAGCGACGTCTTTTAATTTTTTATTCCTTTTCAATCTAATATAACAAGATACAACTATATCAAGAATATGTTTTCTAGATTTCAAGGTGAGTTTTTTATTAGGCATAACCAACTGCAGCATAGCACCAAGTAATTTGGTAGCCTCTTTTGAAATATAATGAAGATCGAAATTATCTATTTCTTTATTTTCTTGAGGAATCTCCTTTTCATCTATCCATTCGCATTGTTCTGCCCAATCTGTAGCGACGCTAAATAAATGACAGAGAAGGAAGTGAAAAGGTGTTTCCCATTCACCACTATATTCATCCGATTGCCTATTCATATTCTTTATAATTTTCCTTGCAAAATATGAATAGTAATGCAACCATAAATGATCCTGAAGACCCTGGTGAATACCTTCATGAACCATAATTTCAAACAGCGTGACACCTGAGTAAATAGGACATTTATATTTTGAAGCATCGTAATAGGAACCTAAAGACTTATTAAGTACAGCAATAATTTTTTCATCTTCATCTAACCTCCAGTAGAGATAGTCACCGATATCACGGTATATTGCTAAATCAGCTGCAAACTTAGCATTGGAAAAGAAAAAATGTAATATACGGTTGTTTTTTGGAATCAATAAACGATGTCCTCGACTAACGTTAAGATTATTTTTAAGCTCAACATATAGACGACTGTTAGGTGAACCAAGTAATGCACTGATAAAATTAGAAGTAAAGTCAGAACGAACTATTGGCTCGATCTTGATTAACTCAAGGCAGAGGGATGGGTGCGCAAGTGCAAAGTGATTGGTAAGTTCAGGTGATGAGACAATATTTAACAATGCTTCATGTGCATGTTCAGCAGCTGTCTCGCGATTAGAGATGCGGAGATTGTTAGCTATCTTATCACAAAGTCGATTCTTCACAGGTCTATCAATTATTGATATTAATTTTTCTAGTTGAGGTGCCAACAATTGTGCCAGATCGTCGTATCGTTTAGTAAGGTGCAAATTTTCCACTAACTCTAGAAATATCCCTGTTCTTCCAATTGAGAGTTTAGGGTTTTTTAAGCGAAATAAAATGTAAATAGCAACTGCGAGTGATATCAGGTATACGGCACTTGAACTATCTAATCCCCATTTCCAGGGGCCAAAGCTAAAATATAAGTCTAGTGATTTTAAAGCCGGTGCAAACACCAAATAATTGCTTAGTAAGAATGCAAACCCAACAATTACCCAATCCCACCACGCTAGGCAGAACCTTAAACGTAGTCGAGCGTTTGGCGTAATAAGGGCCCATACAGCAGCAATAACGCCCAATATGGTAAGTAGACTTGATGTATCAATTTTGGTTGGCGGTGTCATAATTTCTCTTGTAATCATTGTTTGATGTACATCGGAATGGTTTCAAATGATAAGGCTCTGTGTATGATAAATCAGAACGTTATGCACGTTTAAGAATACCCTCAAAATGGCACATTTTAATCTAAAAATGGCATTAAATGGACACTACTTGTCCACACAAGTTTTTTTTCAGTCGGCTTTTCCCGACTAACGTTTGGGGTGTCCTATTGAAACTACGCTCCTTATAAAAGCAATACTGTAGCTGTATGTTTATCAAAGGGGTTGTGCTAACCAAATTACTGAAGCCTAAGGTCCGCTCTTGGCACAGAGCAGCCATCCAAGTGTAGAACTAAATCGCTCAGAATCCTAAAACAGACGCGGGTTCAACTCCCGCCAGCCCACCAATCATGATTGGACAGTGCCAGGACGGCACTAGCAAAAACAGGAAGTTAGCAGCCTCAGCAGGACACCGACCAGACGGTGAGGGGACAAAAAAGATACGCAAAGGAGCCGCGGCTCCCGAGTGACATAAAAGCCCGCTTATGGACTGACCCCATCAAGCAAACCGCTGTATCATGGCAGTATGAAGATGAGTTGAGGATAAGCTTTTGTATCAGCTCAATGTTCATATAAAAACATTTCGAACTTTGGTGAACAAAACTACATAGGGATAACTTTATGTCTCTTCGTTTCAGACAAACCTTTACTCTATTTCCTGGCGTTAGGCTCAACATTGGTAAGCGTGGAATAAGCGCAAGCATCGGCGTGCCTGGCGCAACTGTCAATGTTGGGAAAAAAGGGGTCAGAGCGACCGTCGGACTACCGGGCACAGGCTTATCTTATACTACACCTACCTTGCACTATGATGATGGTCGCTCAGTTACCAATCCATTAAATCCGGCCTCTACAGAACCTCATTTGGGAATGCCCGAGGCATACCTAAGTAACACACCATCGAACGCTAAAATATATATGCCAATGGCTGGCATGAATGAAATATCCAGCGCTTCGGTAGAAGTCCTGACAAGTACCTCCCTTTTACCTTTACGAGATTTGATTGCTAAAGCGCGAGAACAAAGGGCGGAGATAAAAGCAGATCTACAAGAGGCCCTTGCTGAAGAATCAAAACAAAAGAGCGAGCTGGTTCGACGCAAATCAAGTCTATTCCGTTGGTTTTACAAACGACGCATCGCAGAACTTGAGACAGTACTCCCCCTAACCCAAGCAGAGATATCTCGCCTAGTATCTTGGGAAGACAGCACAAGAATAGCCATAACATTCGAGAGCAGTGATACTTCACAGCGCGCATATGCAGCGATGGTTCGTGCATTTGATATGTTAAAATCGAGCGTCAAAAAATGGGATATTACTGCAGATAAAGCTACAGACCAGTTTGCCGAAAGAACATTAGCAGCCCGTACTGTTAATCGTCACCCAGTTACCTTTGATTTCAGTTCAACGGATCTCATTCAATTCACAGGGCGCGCGATGCGGTTTGAAAATGTGAATGGCGACGATATTTTGCTTTATCCTGGAGTTGCAGTCATACCACGAGCTGATGGGGCGTTCGCTCTGATTGATTTACGCGAATTACAAATCAGTTCAGAATATCGAAGATTCCATGAGGAAGAAGGTGTTCCCAGTGACTCAAGCATAGATGGGTATACATGGGCGAAAACGAATAAGAATGGCTCGCCAGACCGTCGATTTAAAGACAACTACCAAATCCCTATTTGCATTTATGGAGATATTACTTTCCATTCTCAAACAGGGGTAACTGAAGAATATATGGTATCAAATGCAGATGCCGCGCAAGCCTTTGCTGAGGCAGTAAAACGCTATCAAACCTCTCTCACAGAAACTGAAGCGTTGGTACAGGCCTAACTTTTCGCAAATATGGGGTGTCGGGGGCCGGAGGTTCAAATCCTCTTGTGCTGACCAAAAATCCTCTAAGAACCAGCCCGTTACGGCTGGTTTTTTTACCCTGTTTTCTGATTAGGGAAGCAACGGGGAATAATCGGGGAAAAACCCCCGACACAATGCATCGACTTCACCGTAAAATTTCAGTTATTCACATCACCGGACAATCATCAAACTCCGCGTTCCTGGCATCATTAATGATGTAAGTAATCACCCCGAATATAGCGGGTGCAGAACCGTAACCGTCATCATCTACTGGTAGCGCCTCCCTTCTCCCGCTCTCCAGATTAATCAGATGGGGTTGAGGATGAGTCCGATATCGCTTGATCCTGAACTCCCCGTCGATTGCACATATTAGCAGTGAGCCATCGCAGGCAGTAAGTGACGCATCTACCACAATCAGCGCCCCCTGGAGTATCCCTTCCCTGATATGTGAACGCGATGCCCGCATGAAGTAAGTCGCTGCTGGTTGGCTGATAAGCTGCTTATCGAGTGAGATCCTCGTTTCAACGTAATCGCTGGCCGGTGAAGGGAACCCCATGGCTATAGTCCTCCGTTTGGATTGAACAGCTGAAAGGTTCGGTTCTCGCCTTCCTGCGTTGATACATCGCGGAATGTTGTCACATAACATTCTATCCATTTGTTGGCCTGCTTCATCGTCCAGTTCCAGTTAACCCTACTCAGTTCCTGGACAAACCGCTGTGTGGTGACAGTCTTCCGGCCATTCGGTTCTCGCTGTATCGAAGCATGCCAGGCTATTTCAATATCGCTACGTCGTGGCATCATTAGCTCCTCTTGAATACTGGATAAAAACACAGTATAAATACTGTATACCCATCCAGTAAAGAGGCATTAAGCAATGTTCGTGGAACTCGTTTATGACAAAAGGAATTTTGATGGCCTGCCCGGTGCAAAAGATATCATTCTGGGCGAATTGACCAAGAGGGTTCACCGGATCTTCCCCGATGCTGATGTTCGGGTTAAACCGATGATGACACTGCCGGCTATCAACACTGACGCCAGCAAGCATGAGAAAGAACAGATAAACCGTACTGTTCAGGAAATGTTTGAAGAGGCTGATATGTGGCTGCTTTCAGATTAAACGCCTTGAACCGTCATATCGCTTAAGTACAATCCGCGGTGACTGGCAATCATTCAATACTCGCACTATCGAACGTTCGCCAGTTCGCCGCCGCCCGTTCTTGCATACGACGACGCGGTGGCGTCTTCTCAACACCGAGCAGGAAAATTTTTGTATAGCGTCGACACCCCTACATCGTAAATTATAGCCACACGTTTTCTTGACCCACCTGCAGCTATCAACCTTCCAGCCTGAGCCCACTCTTCTGCGGTTAACTTTGGCCGTCTGCCGCCGATCCGACCATCTTCGCGCGCAGCAGCTAAGCCAGCCCGTGTTCGCTCAACAATAAGCTCTCTCTCTCCATCTCCGCCAACGCACCCATGACATTAAAGAAGAATCTCCCCATGACTGTCCACGCGCGCCTATCCATCAGGGCGCACACCGTTTTTGCCCAGCACACTGCCAAGTGAGGCAGCGAACCCGAAATGTTGCTTAGAATGACGTGAATGTCATACATGCTGATGTGCCTCCTTATCAGAAGAGTAATCACGGAACACTCTGGCAACACGTATTCTGTAGAATGAAAAAATTGACTGTTTTCCTTCTTTCTGTGCTGCCAAGTGCATAACATTTTGCTTCCATCCTGCTACAGATTCCTCATCTTCCCACCATGACAAAGAAAGAATTTTTCCGGGCGCGCTCAGGCTCTTGTAGCGCTCAATAGAAATAAAACCCGGCGTGTCTGACAGTAAAGGCTTCAGTTCGGCAGCAAGCTGAAGATATCTTTCCTGTGCCTCTGGCAGGGCGTCAGCTTCAAAAAGTACCGCAATCATGATTTAGCTCCGTCGTTAATTTCCGATCAGTTTATTACCGACGAAAGTATGACGCTTCGGCCAGCACCGAAGTATGTATGCTGCGTAAGAAGTGGAGGGAACGGATAAAAGCTAACTGAGCGATGAACAGGAGATGAATCGCCACGGATTTAACAGACACCTCAGAGTCATTTTTGGACTGCCCCCACCCCGGTAGTGTCAAAGACATCCAGCAGATTGGCCCTGATATGTTCGTCGGAAAAGTGGAATAGATACTGATCGGGTTGGATTTTAGCTATCACTGTTCCCGCACCTGGCTGCGTAAGGTGCGGGAACAGATGGTCTTTTACTGATTTAAGGACGCCCTCCCTATCTCAAGCTCATCAAGGCGAGCCGCCAGCTTAGTGCTGACAGAGCGCTGATAAGCCGCTTCAAAAATAAGGCATTCTGTATAACGCAGCCCGAGGCGTATTCCGGCTGACTTTCGAACCGGAATCATCACAGTCTCTTCCACTTCTTCAATCTCGGGCACGAACTCATCATTAACAAGCTTGTACTGAAGCGCGTCTTCGACTCTACGCTCGACCGTAACTTCTACGCCGTCAACAATACCGGACTCCCTGATAACTCCCGGCCCACGCTTCTGACGTGAAACAGTTCTGATTTGAGGTTCGAATACTTCTTCGAATATTTCGTCTTCACAGAACAACGCGTAACGGCGCGGATCCAGCCCCTCAGATTCAAACGCCGTAGCAACATCCTGTGCAATCAGCCCTGCGTGTAGCCGCGCGTCCTCACCTTTTTCATTCAGTGATTCCAGTATCTGATAAATTGTCGGCGGCACTTTAGCCCATGCCCGTAATTCAGCATCGGTTAACACTCCACGTAATTTTTTCGTCGTTATATCAGAGGTGTTGATTGCAGCAGTACCCGCATAGATAACTGACGCGCGGGCGCCTGGCGTTCCAACAGAAAAAGCATTGTCTGTCCTGAAATCGATGTTACCTGAAAACAGAGCGCGCCCTGATTCAAAGACAGCAAAGCCGGTTTTAGGTAAGGTTTCCGATTTTCCTGTCCCCACTTGAAAACGCACTGGGTCTTCGAGTGAGGTTTTGTATTCAGAAAACGCCCCGAGAGCCGCGCAATACGGATCCGCTATAGTATGTCCCCGCCCAGCAACAAAGGCATAAGGCGCATTAATCGTGTTGCCATATCCAAATGCAGATGAGTACTGCGCGACTGCACTGAACGTGTTCAGGCGTCCCCAGGAAACAGAATAATTAGCGCCAGTATCCATCATGTTCTGATAGCCGCCAGCCAAAGAATAGTTTGTCGCTTGACACTGGTATCCCCAGTGAATCGCGTGCGACGCAGCAGGGCCGTTCGCCGGAAAATCACCCGTCGTGGAGCCTGCACTTACCAGGCTCGAAAATTTTGCCAGCGCGATGGCCTCGCCACTCCACGGACCCGCCCCCCGGGCAGAGAACGCTGCAAGAGTATGGCGGTGTGTGACCCCGCGTTCATGCAGTGCTTGCCAGATTCGATAATAGCCATGTTCCCAAAGGGATGTACCCAGCCAGTGCGTGTAATCTCCTGCACCATCAACGTCGTATTGTGTCTTTAGTCCTGCAGAGTTCACATAAATGCAGTTGCGGTTGTGGTTTTCACAATAATCCAGTTGCGCCTGCCAGACCTGGTAACGCATGTGTAATCCGCTCATACCCATGATAAACATCGGTGTGGTATCAGACATCCAGCTTTCAGCACGAAACTGCCTGTCCAGCGTGGCAAGCTTGCTGCGGTAATCCGTAATGGTATCTGTCAGTCCGTTAGCTTCCCCTTGCGCAAAGACAACCATATCGACTCTCGTCTTCCCTGTGGCGACAATTTCCGGTGAGGCCAGCGCCGCTTCAACCTTGCCTTTTATCGCTGCGTAGCGGACTGAGTTAACCCCCTCCCCTGTCCAGTCCTCAATGGAACGCCCACCTGCCGCATCATAGATGATGAACACCTTTTCTGCCTTAAACTCATCCACAAGGCGATGTGCAAATGCCAGCGCAATATTGTTGTTGCCGCCGTTCCCGTTAGGACTGGAGCGTGACAGCGGTGGACGGGTATAATCACTGCTTCCCCAGTCGCCCGTTGCACCATCCCAGATAACGATTTTATCGCTTGCCGGATTAGGCCCTCCACTATTTGCACCGACTGCATTCGACTGTCCGGTAATGACAATAATGAAGATTTTCTGAGCCAGTATCTCACCCAGCGTCAAATCACCCAGTCCTACCAGCCAGGCTCCATCCGGTAGTGCCAGTTCCTGACGCAGCATGTCAGCGTCCATCAGGACCAGATGATTAACATCCTCTGCCCAGCTTATGGCATCCGTTCCGCGGGTCGTGAACGGAACATCCGTTGCTGTATTCAGTCTCCAGAACTGCCCCTGATACCGGATTGTCTGATTTCGTGCAGTGAAAGTAAGGGGACCGTCCTCGTAATCGCCGAGAAAGTCATATCCGGACTTAACAAGAAATTCCTGGAAGGCAGCAGAAAAGCGGGCAAGTTGTTCCTCATGAGCTGACTCCATGCCGTGCCAGGTTTTACGGGAATGTCCAAGACGATCATTGCGTCGATCATTCACCTGGTCATTCATCAGATAATCCATGTTTTGCGCGTTATCGTTAAGGTCTTTTGCAGCAGCAGATCCCAGCGGGTTGCCGGTGTTATAAGTCGTCATATGAGCCTCATAAACGAAAAAACCCGCCGAAGCGGGTGATAGTTAAGTAGGTGAAATCAGGCTGTATCGCCGGGATATGTTGCATTGTCGTGATCGTAGAAGCTGGGTTTATACTGTTTCGCCGTTATCTGACATGTGCCGTCAGATTGCGGGGCTATCTCTGAGACAAGAGCGTTATAGCCCACTCGTGAAGAGTCGCAGAAAATCAGGCGTGGCGGTTCAATGCCGGGATCATCAAGAATCATGTCATCGAACGTCGCCAGGTAAGGCACGGAAACCTGGTAATCACCTGCACTGGTCGCCACCATTAGTGAGGAAGCCGAACCATCCTGATAACGAATCAGCACGCGAGGATTTGGAAACGACCAGTCAAGCCGCTCTGTCACCGTGAATGTCGTTGTGCCATCCACAGACGCCATCGACTCAATCAGTGTGCTGACCGTCTGGCTACCGGGTATATCGTCAGTCAGCACGATACGGTCGCCGACGTTATAGCAAAGTGCGTCCAGCTCAGTAGATGTCGTATGGGTCAGCCGCTGCTGCTGATACTTCATCAACCGGCGCATGCCGATTTGGTACGCGCGATCACGATCAAGCACACCATCAAGAGTGTAGTCTTCGATTTTGACAGGGGTTGGATTATCCGGGGTCCGGCACTGTACCGTCTCCTCAGCCCAGGTCGTTCCGTTGATATACGTGACATCAACACCGTCATAATCGTCACCGGAGGGAGCAACGAATGCAGTTTGCAGGTCTTCAGTCATCTCATGCGGACTGATAACCCCGGACCATGGCTTTACGCCTTCACGCGCAACCGAAGCAAGCCCGTCCGTCAGCAGAAAATAACTTTTCCCGGCGTTGGCTATCTTCTGCAAAACCTCCAGCGCAGATGTGCTGTCAGTCGTCTCGAAATCGAAAAACTCATTGCCAGGCGTCCAGTACGCACTTTCCAGCGCATCAATGGCGTCGGTGTCCATATCCAGCCCCAGCGAGTTACCAACGTGGTACAGGGCGCCAGAGATGCTTCTTGGTGCGCCAGTGTCGTAAATCCTTGTCGCTACCACGTTCACCCGGCGATCGGACTGAGCGGCCAGCTTGCCGCCTGTTTCCACCGTGACACCCATCGTCGTTACGCCAGCGTACGATGACGGCGAGGTCAGAAGGCGGCCACGCAACGATTGCCAGTACATATTATCGCGGCTGTTATCCTGTCCCTGCTCGTTAGTGCGTCGACACCGCACTTCAACAAGGCCAGGAGAACTCAGCGAGATGCGCTCAGTAAAACCAAGACCATTTATATTTTTTGTATTATACGAGCCGGTTTTGCTCATCCATCCAGAACCAGAGCCATAGACGCGGTACTGAACTTCCCAGCGAACCGTTCTGTTTTGTTTTCTCCCTTTTTTGTCGTACCAGCAAATGCCATTCGGGAAGAAGAAATTCACTTCAAACATGTCGATGGTTTCATTATCCGGGCATGCCAGAAACGGCCCCATCCAGGAATCATTCTGGTTAACGCCAGATGCGTCAAAATCAAGCACGGTGCGCGCAACGAAACCCGGCCATGTGTTATTGACAACGCCGTCAATCAAGCGTTGAAGAGTCACACTTGTACCGTCAACGTCGAAAATTTTGTACTGATATCCGGCGTGAGAAACGGAAAGCCTGATATCCCCCTCTGGAATCCCCGTAAAAGGCGTGCCGGTGTCACTCTCATAAGCCAGCGTTACCGAGGCGGTGACTTCCTTTTCTTCCTCTGTCGCGTCTGCATGCGGCGTATACGAAGCGATAAACAGGCTATAGTCGACGCTGTTGTACCAGAGCGTTACCGGCATGCCGACATAAGGGGCGAGTTCCGCCAGATTGTCACTGGTAATTCGGCTGTATGCGCCATCGTTGGTTACAACAAACTGATCGGGTACGATTAGCTCAACCGTTGCGCCAGCAATCCACGAATCAGGCAGCTCGTTTGTTGCAGTATCGTCGTCAGCGCTTAATCCGTTAAACGTGATTGTGCTTCCAGACACCGTCAGTGACTGCGCAACAACATCATCCTTGTCCGGCGCCGTCTGGGCCATATCCAGCCCGGCGCCAGAGCTGGTGCCTCCAACTTCAGTGGAGTTAAACCAGTTTTCGCTACGGCGATCACCAGCCACATTCTGGCCGGGCTGAAAAACGGTGTACGCGAAACTATCACCCAGCGATGAAACAGGCGTGGCACCAACACGCATATCCCCTTTGCCGAATGAAAATTGTCCGAATCCCAGCGCGACGAACATTTCAACGGTCATCACTGTCGGATCATCCTGGCTGAAGCGGGTTACCGGCTGTACTACGTAATCGGGGTAAATTCGGCGGCGTCCGAACAGCTCACGAATCGGCTCCCCAAGCTTAGCCTGGTTGGCTTTAGCCGGGTTTACATCGAGTGAATCGCCTGTTCCTGATGAATACCCTCCCGGATCGACCGCGCCTGGTGCAAAAAATAGCGCATATGCAACGGATGCGGCAGAAATAGCAACAGCTATCCACGCAATTGTCCCGGCCTCCAGCCCGTAAGGGATCGGATAGATACGTACTTCACTGGATGGGGCTATGACATAATCGAACCATTCCGTTGCGGGAATATTTTCGCCATCAACTTCAACCGCAATCGGGTGTTTAATATCTGAACGATAATTATCAACGTTGCTCGACAACCACTGATGAAGAGTCAGTGCGCCATGTTCATGTATTTCCAGCGGCTCGCCGGGTAACCGGGATGGATAAATTCTGATAGTCACTGCCAGAACTCCACTTTAACAAACCGACGCATAAAGCGCGGCAATGGAAGGATGGTCACGTTGGTCTTTGGGTTGCATTCCACAACATAAAGTTGCTCGTTGATATCCACCACGACTGCAACATGCGTCACCGTTGAACCGGAATAGCAATAAACCCCTGCACCAGCGCATGGCTCGCATTGGGAAAGAGTCAGTGAGAAACTTTTTGCTTCTCGGTCAAGGCCACCATCGTCTTTAGTCACTCCGGCAAAATCAGGCCATTCATGAAGCCCCAGATCGCGACGCACTTCATTCACGATGCCGAAACAGTCAAGTTCAGGGTAAGCGCGTCCGCCCTTCAGCCATGTGACTGAAAGGTATTTATCTTGATTGAACATTGAAACTCCTTAGCTCATGTAACGAAGGCCAGGATAGAACGGGAGTGTGTAGCGATAGCGGGGCCAGCCTGTATCCAGCACGTTCATGTACCCTGCGATAATCTGCGCCTGCGTCGCGGTCCAGTACCCGTTTTTAACCGTCAGGGTATAAGGACGTTCGGCGGGAGCGGTTAAATCGTCAGAGGTAAACTGGCGGTAAGTCACTGTGGCGCCACGCAAGTTTTCCAGCGCGCTACGCACGGATGTCGATGCCTCGCCATTAATGTTAGAGACTGCAAACTGTAGATCCTGTGTACTGTCGCTGTTTCGCGCAGGTAACGCAACGTCGATGGTGCTTGCGATAAATGTCACTTCTTCGCCGGTTTCCGTTGTCGCGGTTATGTCGTCATAGCCATCACAGAGATACAGAGCATCATCACCGATGTTGATTTGTAGGGTTTTGATAATGACCTCTTCACCGGAAGAGGCGTACAGTCGTTTTAAAGTCGGGCTGGTCATGCTTCGGGCCACTCCCTGTTAAGTGCAATATCAATGATGCTACTGTTGATGATGTAATCCGGGAACTCAGCCCAGCCATCGCCAAGAACAGGACGTGTCCATAGCTCCAGCGTCGCGGAGAACTGCCAGTAAATCGGGGCGACCAGCGTCGGCCCCTGATAGATATCGGTGAACCGGCATTTATAGAACTCAACGCCCAGCGGGGTCTGTAGTCGCATAAAAAACCAGTCAGCACCGTCAGTGATCGTTTCGCGGTACCAGGCCTCAAATAGCTGGGCCTGAATGTCCGTTTCAAAAAGCCACTGCACATTTGCCTGTGTTGGCGTGGAAATGAATGCCCGGCGCTGGCGGGCACGGCCGGTTGTCATTTCGGTACGCATTAACGGACTGACTGGCTGAAATGCATAGCCATCCTGAAGCGGCATAGGGAGATAGTCGTGGGGGTAGTATTTTTCTGCCACTTTTCCTCCGGGCATAAAAAATCCGCCGTTAAGCGGGTTCTTGACCTAAATTTGTTATCCGTCAGGCAACATCAGCACCATGGTTCAGATGGCGAAGAGATTCAATGCCGTTGGTGTTATAGCGGAATGCTTCAACCTGCTTAGTGGAGTGAGCCGACTTATCCAGAAAGAATTTGCCGTACTGCTCAGTTTTGAGGTTATTCGCGTTAGCTATGCGGCCGATTTTATTGGCGCTGACGCCGATTTTCAGTCCAGCCTCTGCTACCGTGAAGTAATGCTCTTCAATCACCGGCAGCGGGATAGCGTCATGGACTCTTACCCGCGATTAGATACGATGAAGTATGAGTAGATATGGTGAGTTAGAGATATCTTGAGGGCATCAAGTAAATGGCACTAATTGTTAAAAAGCCCACCTGAGTGGGCTTCTACCGCTGACTTAAGCGCTTTAGAGTAAATAACCCTTTTTAGCGCACATATCTAACAGAATTGTTCTCCCAAACTGTGATGAATCAGGCAGCATCGCAAATGAGCTAACTACTTCGCCCGCCCGCCGTGTCACGGTCGCCATGAATGGAGTGTCACCAACATATCCGCCAAAGCTATTCTTGGCGTTAACCATCCCGCAGTATGTTCCAGGTGCTCCATCTTCATTAATCGGCAGCATTTTGAAGGTTGCGCTTTGCGGATCTTTCAGCTCTTGTCTAACTGAATCCTGAATAACTTTTTGTTCAGGTGTCGATAGAGGTCTGGTCTTGGTTACTACAACTGCTGGTTCCTTCGATGTAGTTGGGTGAGGTGTGCAGCCGGATAAAGCCACCACACATAATGCGACTGCCAATATTTTCTTCATTTTATGTTCCCTTTGTTTGCAATCGGAAACATGTTATCACAGGTCGAGATCAAGATAATGCGGGGGAAAAAAAACGCATGTGCGGGTTTATTCTTTAAAGTTTGTTACGGCATCCGGCAGTATTTTTGTATCACCATATACTGTTGATACTTCTCTGCCAACCATTCCTGCAACGGTGACCAAGCCACTGTTATTAGTAATCCCCCCTTGCACAGTCCCGTAATATTTACAGAGCCACCATTGTTAACAATAACGTCTCCGTTTACGACCCCGTGAACATCAGCATACACGCCATTAACGATGAGTGTTCCGTTCAATATGCCCTTGATTGTAATGTCATGATTTGGTGATATATCACCCTCAATAACACCATTCAAAACCTCCACACCTTTCTCCTTCTGTTAATTAGATTAATTAGCAATAAACCCTCAATCGCTAAGTCCTATAACCTCGGGTATATCTGCTCTTTAATGCGTTGCCGAAATCGCCCTGCGGCGTCATAACTTCCTTGGTCAACTCCCCCTTTAACTGCCTGGAAAGTAGTCTATTATTCTGGTTGAGTGTGGTGCTCAATTGCTCAGGAGTGATGCCCTGAAGATTAAACTCTTGGTTGATTGGTGCATGTACAGTGGTGCTGTTATTGCTGACGTTAGACACTCCAGTGCCAAATCCCGGTTTGCTCAACGTCGCATCTAACCCTCTCTTTTTTAGGTTTTCCAGCGTGGAATCAAGTCGGGCCGATGTTTGCGCCGTCATCACGCGCTCACCTTTCTCCAGTAACCATGTGCCGGTTGATGGCACTGAATCAATGCCGTTGTGAGCCATACCAGTAAGTGATAAAGCGCCAATTGATGCAGCAAGAGGCTCCGCAAACATAGCTGCCGCCCCCGCCGCCGCTGGCGCAAGTGCCGGGCCATAAATAGGAATTGCGGCTGTTGAGGCGTAGGCATTAAGCTGGGCAGTTTTTGACATAGCCTGAGCATTTAAAGCCATCGTGCTACCTGCTGTTACTGCTGTTGATTTGCCAACCAGTAACTGCACAGCCTGATAAACCAGCCATTGAGCCGCCATTTTGGTTAAAGCGTCAATCACCGCTTGCCCCATCCCCGTAGCCATGTTTTTGAACCCTTCACTCAAGCTCTCCGTACCCTGAATCATGGCTGATAGATTTGAGGAAATGGCGGATTCCGTAGATGAAAGGATTGATATGGCGGCAGATGTTACCGACTCATAAAGAGTCGGGACGCTGTTAAGGTACGATTGCAGCCCATTCTGAACACCTAACTGCCAGTTGCCATTTAACTGATCAAGCTGGGAGTAGTAAGCCTGCTGCATTGCCAGCCTCTGACTCAGCGCCTGTTGCAATGCTGCTGTCTCTTCGTCAAAAAGACTTTGAGATATTTGCCCGGTTGTTCTCTGATTGGTTAACTCAACCTGCTTCTTCTGGTAATCGCTGGCAATCTTTGTAAGCTCTTGCTGGCGTTTCTGTTCCTGTGACAATACAGTGTTGCTGTATGGGCTATTCTGTAGCCCGATAGCATCGTTTCGTATACCAGATGAAAGCCTGTTTTTGTAGGCTGCTAGTTTATAGGCATCCTTTCGCAAGGCGATTTCTTTTTCCAGAGCCGCGTTCTTCTCATATTGAGCGGTAATCGAAGCCTGGTTAGCAAGCAGGGATTTCTGCTCTGCTGTTAAAATGCCTTTTTTCTGTATCTCTGAAATTTGAGACTTCCATTTAACGAGCGCTTGCTCTGCTGTACCGATTTTTTCAGTTGTATTAAGCTGCTGCTGCATTACCTCATGCTGACGGTTTAGCTGGTCGAGCAACCGGGTCGCAGCGTCCTCAGTGTAGGATTTTCCTTTTCTGCCGCGATTTCCCTTCTGTAGCGACTTCTCATAACGAGCATTTTCACGCTGGATAGCCTGATCCATTGCCGCCTGACTTGCCCCTGAATTTCTGATTTCATTCAGTGTGCGCTGGTGACGCTCTTCCTCGTTTTCATATTGCTGGTTGAGTTTCTTTGTCGCATTAAATTCGCGCTTTTTCCTTTCCTCTTCGTTTTTATCTGCCTGCTCTCTGGCGTTGTCCAGGCTTTCGCGAAAATCAATTTCTTTCAGCCTCTTCAGTTCATTTTTCAGGTCATCAGCGGTAAGTCCGGTCTCATTAAAATACAGCCCCTTACTTACAGGGTTCGTCTGGAACTCAACAAGTTTTCGCTCAATTTCATCTATTTGCTGCTTGGTCGTCTTCACGCGACCGATATCCAGCATTTTGTCCCATGCGCTTTTTGCTGCGTCACCAAGCCAATTCCAGGCTGTTTCCAGTGAGCCTAAGCTAGCCTTTATTTCTTCTGAGCGGGTTCGTATTGCAGATGAATAGCTTTCCATGGCTATTCTCGCCGCTTCCTGGCTTCTGCCCTGCTCGGCAAGAGTGGTGATCTGCTCTAACTGCGTAGCGGTGAGGAAGTGGATCGATTTATCAAGCTCTTTTACAGCATTTACTGGGTCGTCTTGAATGCGCTGGAACTGTTTTATTGTGTCATCGACTGACACTCCTACCGAGTCCCGCATTTTTTCAGCAGTATCGGCTATCATCATAATGCTGGAGCCTGAAAAGCTGCCTGTACCAACGACCTTTGCAATACTTTCAGCAAATTGACTCTGGGATATTGAAAATGTCGAAAGCGACTTCGCCATTATCTGCAACTCACCGGCAGTTTTACCAGCATAGCCACCTGTGAGAATAATGGATTTATTATACGCATCCTGATCCTTAGAGCCTTTGTAATAGGCCAGACCAAGAACACCGACCGCCGCAGCCGCCAGTGTAAACGGGTTAATCAGCCCCGCCACATATCCGCCAACTCCTTTAATCGCTGGCCCGATACCGCCAAACATATCTTTAAGCTGACCGCCCTGCTGCAATAAGACCGTCATCGGTGCCTGACCTGAAGCGAGGCTCACGACAATATCGGTCATTTGCGCTGGGATCATGCGCATCTGGTACGCCATCGCGCGGGACGTGACCCCGGTCTTCTTCATTGCATCCTGGGTGATTTCCAGTTGCTTACGGGTAGTCGTAAGGCTGGAAGAAAGCACATCGTATCTTTCCGGCGACAACATACCAGAAGCCTTTGCGCTGTCGAGTTGCTTCTGCTGGTCTGCCAGCCTTTTAAATGCCGTACCTATAGGGTCAAGCTGAGCGGAAAGACGCTGAAGTGACGCGCTTTGCTCATCCCTGGCTTTTGCTGCTGCTCTTTCAGCCAGCGCCTCGCCATTGATTGCCTTTTCCGTATCGCGGATTTTGGATGCCAGGTAATCAAAATCATCATCTGGCAGAATCCCAGCCTTCTGGTATTTCTTGAGTTCCTGATATCTGTCATCCAGCTTATCCAAGGCCGCACTAACCGGGTCAATCTGGTCCCTTAGCTTTGCAAGAGCTTTCTGTTGCTCACTCAGTTCCTGGCGATGGTTCCGCGTCTCTTTGGAAACAGATTTTTGCACTATGTTGTAATCAATGAACTCATGCTTCAGGCTGTCTGTTGACCTTTCCGCCTGCTCGCCAGCCTGGGTGATTCTAGCCAGCGCCGTCGCCAGATTATCGGCATTATTCTTTGCCCCGGAACTATCCAGAACAATAGCAAGGCGTGATGTTTGTTCGGTCATTTACCTTTCTCCGGGCGTAAAAAAACCCCGCCAGAGCGAGGTTGTGTTCAGTCTTCATTTTTCTGTCGCTCGTTTGCGTCGGCGATCTTCACGCTTTTCCTCACGCTGTACATCGTCGAACACCTTCATTATCGCCTTCAACATCATGAACTTGATAAAGTGGTGATTAACGCAGCCGTAAATGCGTAACTGCTCTGTGAATTCTTCAGCAAACCGTAGCGTCTCCACCATGTTCTTCTCGCCTTTCATGAACTCCGAGAAGTCTCGCCCAGCTCTGGAGGCGCATTCAACAATTCGGTTATTCATGCTCATGCCGCCGCATACAGTAACTTCATTTGCCCTTTGACGGGGAACGCGGCCAGACATGGGCAGCCAAGAGCGGTACGATGAAATCCACCGCCCTGTCTCAGACTCACACTACGGAAAGCTCTTGCTGGAAGATGCGCACGCGAATGCACGATTTGTTGCGGGTATAAAAAAGCCCCGGACTGTACCGAGGCTCATTTCTTCTTGCTGCTTCCTTTCTGTTCCTTCGCCCACTCATCCCGCCAGGCATCGTCGAGGGCAAGTATCGAAGCATCAAACTCTGTACGGTCAATCAGGATAGAACGTGAGGCCAGATAGCGCTCGATATCGTGCAGTGACAACGGGAGCGGTACGCCAGCCATTCCGGTATACTGTCTGCCACGAGATATCATTGCGTAAGCGTTGAGTATCTCCCCCGTTACAGCATCAATCTCAGGCTCAGGAATTGGCGGGAGTTTTAATTTCTCCCTTCGCCACTTTGCCTTTTCACCCTGCTCCCCGCCGAATTCACTCAGCCACTTCTGCGCTTCGATGACTTTTTTACGGTTTCCTGCTTTTGCTGCTCTTTGCCTTGGGCGATGCTGGCTGCCTCCGCCAGAATTTGCCAGTAAATCGCTGGCTCCTGTTTCAGAAGTGCAGCTCCGCGTTCCGGCGTGTATTCAATCGGAACTTCTTCGCCATCAACAAGCTCACCAACACCCTTCCAGTCTTTGAGCAGGTAATGCGCACAGTTGTCGATAAGCAGATCATCAGCAGAGTCTATTTCCCCGACCGCTGACAGGCTAAATTCGCTGGTTCCAACCTGGTAACTGGCGTCCATTTTTTCAATATGACGACGGATAAGAGCATTACGCGAGCGATACTGGTCGTTATCAATGCTGTTGACCAGCAGTTTCAGGCCTTCAATGGGTTTCAGACCTTTCAGTGGTGTGAACCAGCGCTCGCCACCAACATCAATTCGTGGGGCTAGGATAATCATTAAAAACTCCTGCATGAAAAAAGCCCGCGCCACCATGGAGAGCGGAACGGGCAAGGGAAATTTTATGGTTCAGTTACGGTAATCTCGGCGGTGGCGGTAAAGCCTCGCACTTTACCGGTTATCGTTGCGGTGCCGGCGCCGGCTCTGACTACCTGGCAGGTTTTTGGGCCTGTCGATACCACCGTTGCGAGAGTCGGATCTGATGACTCCCACTGCACAGCATCAGTCGCACCTGCCGGGGCAAGGTTCGCTGTCAGCGTGACGGAAGTACCGACATCACCTGATGAAGTTTCTGGCATTACGCTGATTGCCGTGGCAGGGACGGTAACAGCGCGGGTAATCGTCGGCGACTCGTCAGCTGCAGTGATATCCAGTTGAACCTGGATAATGTCGGTATTGCCGCCATCCGGCCAGTCGCCAGAGACCTGCACTTTTGGGAAGTTAAACGTGTACTGTCCTTCGTCGTTCGCCAGTGTGAAACTGAATGGCACGGTTGCGCCGGTAAGCGTTTTACTCCAGACCTCCCACGCTGCTTTTGACCACGACAAAGTGATCGAACCTGACGGCGTGAACGTAGTCGGGATATTGGCCCCGGCATACGGTGAGCCGGTACCGATACAACGCTGAGTCTGAACGTTGTTATCAAACTGGATGTTAAAGGTATCAATACAGAAACCATCACCACCATCGACGCCATTCAGGTTAATTGCCGTGACCTCTTTGAACGAGTAACGCAACTCGCCAGCATTATCAGCAGGTGTACCTGTGATGTAACTCGTATCGTCTGCTTTTGAGTCCCAACCCAGCCCGGCGAATGTGACTGTCGCGGTAACGTCACCATCATTCGGAACTTCCAACTGGAACACGCTTACCTGCGCGCCACGAACAATAGAGGCAATGCCAACGTCCGAAGCATATGTCGCAAGAGAGAAGGAAATACGGTCATTCCCCATCGTCAGCACATTGCTTGCCCACTCTGCGCCAAAACACGAAGCAAGAAAGTCATCATGCTGGCCATAGCGGAATTTTGCCCCGACATCGCCGCCAACATCGACCGTCCCCAGCGTAGCGCCCTGCGCCATTCTGGTACCGCCGATTTCGTCGTTATCGTTGGTGTTCTGGGACGGGCCAACGCCCCAGCTCGTACGTTTGAGAAGATTCCAGACGCCAGCAGGCGTAATTCCTGGTGTCGTCTCCCGGATAAAGGCCGAGAGTACCTTAGCGCCGCTCGACATGCGGTCACCTCCATCGAAGTTAAGCGCTACAGAGCGCGGTAAGGAATTTGTAGATTGAGCTGAGACCAGCCGTCGGCCTCGCCCGCCGGGACTGCCGATACAGCGAAGTAACTCAGTCGTCCGTCATTCTGGAATTCAAAATGATCCGTTAGCTGGTCTGCTGTTTGAGTAAGCAGAATCGTGCCGGTGTAGACCGGTACAAATAGCTGAATGATAAGTACACCGGTTCGATGAACTACCGGCCCGTTCCCGGTTTCTTTGGCTCCCGCCTGCCCTGAAATATTGGTGAAGCGAGCCCAGATATCGCGGCCGCTCGGATCAAATAGCGGTCCGTTGGGATAGTCCACCGCATCAGAAGCAATAGCGGTCTGCGCCGTCATTCGGGAAATGACAGCGTTTCTGATTTCTGTAAGGGTCATTTGTAGGCCTGAACGACACCGTGAAATGAAACTGCATAGACGCCCGCTGGAGCCTGCGTTGAATGCCCGTTCTCCAGAGGTACGGAGTAAGGAAGGTTTGACTGGATATAAATCACTGAGTAGGCCGGAGCCTGATCGATGATGTTTTTACCGTTGAGAAATGTCGTCGTTCCGCGCGGGTCCTCCTCTGTTGGAACCGAGTAATCCGGTGATCCGATACTTACGAAATGCGAAGCCCTGAACGTACCCGCACGATAATCTGCCGGGCGTTTGATATCCATGCTGTCGTTAACACGTACTTTCTTCCTGAGTCGCCCGGTTTTGGTCAGATTATCCGGGTTGTCGTAGAGCGATTCGTTCCATTCTCCAACCGCTTTGGAGTACTCGACGGCGGTAGCGTTAATCGCCCATAACTCTGGATTGCCGACAGGAGACCGTTTCACGATTTCATTCAGCAACTGTGTAGCGATGGCTCGCTGCCGCAACCTCACGTCATCGGCCACCAGCCCGGCGAATGCTGCCGGGTCAATACTCCAGCCCTTAGCCATATCACGCCCTCCGTAACTGGATGGAATACGCAGCACCAGCGGAATCAACAGCGGCGGTTATGACCTCATAACGCTGAGGTACACAAGTTATCGGTTCCGGCGCCATGACAAAGTGCCCGACTGCTGGCCTATCGGTCACCTCGTTAACCAGGGCGGTTAATTTCAGGTCACCGTGCAGGATATTAACGCCATCGATACGACGGAGTTTGTACCGCGCCATAACACCGCGCCCTGAATACATCACCTGCGTTTCACTGCCGGTTTCCGTTACCGGATCCCAGTCACCTCGATGGGTGTATGTTCCAGTGAAATCCTTAACAGCATCCTGCAGGTCGGTATCGAATGCTGCGGCGACTTCAGTTTGTAGCTCGTCACGTATGCCCATGCTACCTACCCCCTGACCAACCGCACCTGCGACTTACTAACGCCATATGGCATAAGCATGGCCAGCGCAAGCTGCAGGTCGGAATCGAGTAATGCCGTGCTATTGGTGGCGATCTCGGCATAGGACTTTGAAACAGAAACATCGTCAGCATCAACCGTCTTACTCAGCAGCACCCCAGAATCGGTTTTCTGCTGATACAGCCCGCCATTTGATGCAGCCAGTGCCGCATAGGCGCCAGCCTGCTTCACATCGTCAGGAATAATGGTTTCGTGAGTAGCCTTATTGCACGGAAGCTTCAGATTGAGACCATTCATCCAGGTGTTAGCCATCAATACAGACCTGACTTTTTTGCTTTCATCAGTCCAGGAATCTCCCAGAATGGAATTGACGTCTTCAACAGTTATGAAGGTGAGCATCTATTACTCCGTTTCTTTCCAGCCGAGCGCCTTCCAGTTTTCAACCTCATCAGGATGTACGTCAGCATTTGTTGGAGCGCCGGGAAATGCCGGAAAGTCAGTGACCATAGCAACCAGATAATCCTGCTCCTGCTGCTCCTGCTGCTCCTGCTGCTCCTGCTGCTCCTGCTGCTCAGAATTGCTTTTTGCAGCAAGTTCGGCAGCAAGTTTTTCCGCCGCTCGTTGAGCGCGCTGTTCTTTAGTTAATCCGGCCATTGGCCCTCCACTAAAAAAGGGGCCGAAGCCCCTGATTGTTAACCCAACAGCAGAACCGAATGTTCCGTTTTCACTGCCGCCACACCCCATGACAGGCCAACTTCGTAGCGCACCTGGCGGTACTGACGGTATAGCGCCACCTGGTAAGTGATGCCCGAGACCGGGTCGGTAACGTTCATCACATCATCCGCGGTATCGCCACCCTGCGGCATTGCCGGGGTTCGGGACGCCAGCAGGAATGCGTTGCGGTCAAACGCCATATTGGCAGTGAAGGGGCCGGTCGCAGTAATAGCGGTGTTGTCGACCAGCGCCTGGCGTAAGCCCGGAGCTGCCAGGGTGATAGTTGCAGCAGTAGCCGCGGCCACCAGATACTGATTGCTGTCACCGTCGAACATCACGATATCACCCGCAGCAAAGCCCCCCGTGCCGCTATCAATGGGAATCAGAATGTCGCCTTCATCTTTCGCACCATTGACCAGGTATCCGGCAGCAGCAGATGCTGCACGCTTCTTAACGTGTGCGGATTCGTGGATGTTAAAGCCCTCCAGGCGACCCACGATACCTTCACGCAGTAAGGCATCAGTACCCGATTCGTTCACTTTAAACAGCACCGACTGCTTACCGCGAAGGTTCGCAATCGCAGAGGAGCCCAGAACCATCTGCAAATCAGTCGTCGGTGAGCCGTTGTCTGAAAGAACCTGTCGCGCGTTTGCTGCATCGGATAAATCACCGGCAATACCAAACGGTGCTGTACCCGCAGTACCAACAGCACGGGATGAGGCGTAATACAGCGCCGCCAAATCGGCATCCATCTCGTTAGACAGCGCGCGAAACGCCTGCTTAAACTGATCCGCAAGAATAGTGTTGTAGGTACCTGCTGGACCCAGCGCCAGTTGCTCTTCACCGTTCCATTTGACCGGGGCCATTTTGGATTTGGTGATCTTAACTTCAACGTTTCCGATGTTCTGATTGCCATCATCTGGCGCCGTAGCCCCCGGTTCAATGTCAACGGTCGTTGCAGGCGGTGCGACTGGTGCAGTAACTGACTGCCCTTTCGCTGCTGCATCCGCTTTCGCATTACGTGAAACGGAAGGGATAAACCCAACCTGCTCACGTGACACAGTATCCAGAGCGGTATAGATAGTCGGGATCAACCCGGTAAGCGTGTTAGCCATGTGTATGGATTCCTTCGAAATTAAAATTTAGGGTTGTTTGAGCTATCCAGCTCTGGCACCAGCCGCTATCCGACGACTGGCAATGAATTAATCGACGATGGTGATGCCGTCTTTGAGGGTCGATTGCTGATCTGTCGGGCTCAAACTGCTGAACGCATCGCGCTTCATCGTTTTCTGCCCGATTGAGTGTTGAGACTGACGAGAGCCTCCTCCCTGATTACCACTCGCCTTCAGAATGTGATCTTTCTGAGGGTACTGCTCCACCAGAAATTCCAGCGCCTCATCAAAGGCCGCCAGTTCGCCCGGCTTGGAGCGGGAGTATATTTTGTTGCCGGAGCCGTCATAAGCAACGACTTTGCCATCCTCAACTTTGAAAGACTGACCAAAGCGGGCCTGTAGCATGTCCGCCGGGATCGCAACTTTATCAGCAATGAATTTCGAGCCTGAGAAGCGCCCGCCAATCATTTCCTGATAGAGCTGACCTTCGAGCGTTGTCGCCCGCTGGGTGGCTTCATCAAGCTGAGCCTGGAATGATTTGGTGATATCCGCTTTCACCTGGTCAACTGCGCCTGCGTCGATCAGCTTTTTCTGGTCGATTTTTGTCATCATCTCCAACGCTTCGAGCGCCTTCGCCGGATCGCTAATTTTGGCGAATTTAGCCAGGCTAGCTTCGGCAGCTTCTTTCGCTTCACGATGAGATTTTGCCTCGCCATTCAGGGAGGAAATTTTTCCTACTGCTTGCACGGCATCAAAGCCGATCTCCTGGCCGTCATCGTGGACGTACACGGGCAAACCGTTAGCATCAACTTCCGCATAGTGCTTGCCATTTACTTCAACTGTCTTCAGTTTCATGTTGGTACCTTTTCGAGGTCATCCGACCGTTGCACCGCTCACCATCCGGTATTGCGGCAATAAAAAAGGCCGCCCGGAGGCAGCCTTGTGTTAGTCAAAATTATTGTCAGGAATGGCCGTTGGCCTCGTCCATCATTGCGGCACTAATCAGGCCGCCGATCATCCTTGCTTCAGGTGTCGTACTTCCTGCTTTCTCAGCCAATGCTTCCAACTGGTCCAGAAGATCCACAGGCCTGGGCGTGGAGTGGTACAACTCATTGGCCCGTTTTAGACACGGGAATTTTTCTTCAGCCATTCGAGTAGCTCCGGGTTAATACGCTGGTAATCATCCTTACTGCCCAGCATGAATATCGTAAGAATTTCTGCAAAGAGTTCACGTTCGTTTTCGGAAGCATAATAACTGACAGGTCGCCACCAGCCTTCATTATATGCTTTTGTAGTAAGTTGACTTAAATCGTCAATGTGCTGGTAATAGAGATGATGCCCCATTTCATGCGTAACCGTGCCGGCAACGCTTGAAATCGCTGCATAATTCAGTTGATTGTTCCCGGCTGCGAGTAAAGCGGCATCCGAAACCGTCAACATTCTTTCCAGCGACAATGAAGAAACGAAATCATAAGTAGCGCTATTTTCACAAATAGCATCCCACTCAGTGGACTGCATCGCCCAACGAGAAACATGGACAGCAGCATTTTCCTCAAAATACGCACCTGCTGCACTTTTCCTCGTACCACTTACCTCTCCAAAATACTTAACTGGCGGTAAGCGAAACCGCTCAATAACATTCTGCATGGCTCCGGCGGCAATACGTGCTGACTCCAGCGTAGTTTCTTCAGGGAAGCGAATTTCATCGGCAATAATTCCTCGCATACCCTGTTCAATCTCCGCTACTGACTGTGCATCATCCAAAGAAAAGCCGGGAGATTTCCCGGCTTGTCTCAACTCTGAGAGTTTATTTAGTTGGGCCAACGTCAACCATTCGCCCTTATCACTATAGAAGTCGTCATATTTCATGACGCCATCACGCATCATCCTTGCTCGAGTCTCGCCTAAGATTTCTTTTTGCCGGGAAAATGGCTGACGCTGCAACCATTCGGAATATGTAGTATCGCCGGGGACCTGTCCATCCATACTGGCGCGGGAGCTGTTCTGAACCTCACCAATTTGAATACCCAACTCATTAGAGGATTTCAGGAAGTAGGTTTCCACGCTGCGACAGCAAAAGTGGATTTTGCCTGGTCCCTGAAGATACGGTACTTTATGGCCGATTGGTTCATTATCCAGCGTGTACTTAAGGCAATCGCGAACCCGGCAATCTTTCGATGTCCGGTTATCCAAAGTGGATAACCACTGCTTACCCTTCAGAATGTCGTCATTCGCATCAGCAAAGCTTTTACGCGCCGTCGCCGCAAGATGCCCTACAGCTGTTTTAGCAATACTCCCCGCGTTCGTCCTGCTCATCTGTAGCGCGCCATCCTGATAGCCCCGGTTAGCGTGTCCGCGAACCTTTTTGGCTATCTGTTCATGCGTATCGCCCAACAGAAAGCCCTGCCGTACGGTATTGGATATCCGCGTCATCCTGTCGGCTTCAAGGTTGTCTGCCCACTCAGAAAGCAGGCGCCCCTGAAACGGCCTGGCCATTGCAGCAGCATAGACGGCATCTGGCGATATACCCACCAGCGGATGAAGCGCAAGCACATCATCCGGGATAGCAAACTGGAACAGACTGAGCTGAAAACCAGCCTCATGCTGGGCCAGACCTTGCAGCTCGGTTGATAACCCGGCATACATAGTCTGAACTGCTTCCCGATTAGTCTCCCTGACGCTTGCAAGCAGCGATTCCAGGCGGGTTACAGTGAAGCTATCAGCGTCAAGGGTATCCATCGCCACCAGCAGCCTGGCGGTAAGCTCTGCGTCGCTCTCATTGAGGATTTTTATCATCCTGTTTGCTACGCCGGTACTATATCGACTCACCCAGATTGCATGCGCCAGACTTTCATCTCGAAGTTTTTCATTTGACGTTGCCATTCACACCACCAGGAGTATTCAGGCTGCTTAGCAGAGTTACCTGTTGATTCCTGAGCTCATCGATAACCTCCTCTGGATTCGCGTCCGGGTCGATGAATTTCAGCGCCTGGAGTACGCGAATAGCGTCCACCTGACGAATATCGCCCCCCTGCCTCAGCGACTGAACAGCCGTTGCCGCGGTTGCGTCATAGGTCTGCGCTGAAATATCAAGTTCTGTGCGCACATCAACGTTACCGCCTTCAGTTTCACCAAGCCATTCCGCCATGATTTGCAGGATGTTATCGAGGGCATCCTCCAGAGAACTCGCCATCGTATATAGCGGCGAATTCTCCTGCATGCGCTCTTCATTTGTCTGGTCAACAGATTTGGTCGAGGTGTTCTCGGCACGCAGCAGTTTGGCGCCCGCCTGCCGCATCTGATCTTCCAGTTTTTCCAGCGATGTTTCACCAGATTCAATGGCTGCTCCGGTATGTTCGACGTATTCAAGCCCCTGCCGTTCGCGGTTTTCGAAACGTGTTGCTGAAGACGCGCCGATCGTTAACGTTTCACCTTCTGCCAGCCCATAAGCCACCAGCAACGGTACGCGGGCAACATGCAGGATGTTGTCCTGCTCGCTCTGGCTCTGCCAGTGCTTGATATTCAGTAAAGCCAGGTTCAAGAGTGGCGGCGAACCGCGCATAAATCCGGTTCGCTTGGTGTACAGCGTTACCAGAGTGATATCGCTGCGGCTGGTTTTCCACTCTTCGTAGAGTGTCCATTGCGCTTCGCCATTTTCTCCCTTGTTGCGCCGATGGATTTCGACTTTACCAGGCATGATATGCCGGATCTGTTCGAGCTTTGTCTGCCCGTAATCATCCCCGTCCAAGATGATAGTTTCGCGAATGCGCAAATCAGTGAGGATGACCTTTCCGCCCTCAACTTTCGACTTCCAGCCGATTACCTGTCGAGGGTTTAGCATCGTGACGTATGGCCTGCACCCGGCTGCTTTTTCATCTGCTTTTGTTTTTACAGATTCCGGATCTACACGCGGGTAATCCACCAGCGCATGAACCAGGCCGTACTGGAAACCGATACTGAAGAACTGTTGCGCCCAGACATCCAGGCGGTTTCCTTCCATATCAATATCAGTCGAAAGCTTTCTGATACTTTCCGGCGCGTTTTCGCTTAATACCGTGGGTTCAGCAAATACGCGCCCGATATTCTGTTTTATCGACTCTTCATAGGCCGGGAGTAACGTGGCTTTAGATAAACGCTCTTTATAGCTTTCGGGATCTTCGTTAGGCCATTTGGGGAGATATGCCTTCCCCTGCCGACGCATTTCCAGCGTCCCGCCCATCAGAGCATCGTTAATATCCCATGCCTCAACCATGTCGTTATAGTCGAGATTGGGTGTTGAAATATCTGGCATGGTTTTACATCCGAAGTGGTGTGGATTTACCTGTCGGTTTGATGATTGGGAACTGCTTCACGATGAAGTAGCCGCCGGCATCGTTAGGGTGATCATTATCTGCCTTTTTATCTGGCTCTCCGTTCTCTCCCCAGATCTGCTGCTCAAGCGATTCGGTGTAAACCGGGCATCGTTTTACATTCACTTTATAGCGACGTTCACCATTGCCATTACAGAACATGGCGTTCATGGAGTTAATGCGGTCTTTTACTGGCGGGTTTGAATCGTTCACTATCACGTTAAAACCAGCTTGTTTAAGCTGTGCTATATCCGTAGTGCTGGCGTGGGCCGATTTACGCGAATCACCGGAAGCATCCGGGTAGATATAGATTTCCCTGACCTTCCGATAATCTTTACCGTCGTACAACCAGAATCGCTCTTTGATGATGCGTATCATGTCAGGGGTGTCGTAGGCTTTTACTATCTCGTTAACCGCGAACGGAAGTCCAAGACGCAACACATGAACGATCCCGGCCATCTTCCCGACGTTAAAATCCATACCGATGTAAAGTGGCTCGCCAGGCTGTTCTTCTTCAGTGCAACAATTCAGCTTACGATCGAACTGATGGTAAATAGTCCCGCTGGTCAGGTTGGTGAACTGGCCCCGCAAATACGCCTTAATCAGCTCAGGCGGATAAGACTCCATCAGGGACGGGATGTAATCAGCCGGCAGGTTCTTTTCGTTGTCGAATGTCGAGGCCTGCACCAGACCATACAACGTAGAGAGCGAGGGTTTATCGCGCACAGCCTTTGCGAACTGTTGATAAACAAATTTAAATCCTTCTGGCGTCGTGGTGACATCTATTCCGTTACGAAGTCCTGGCACGTTGTAACGCATACGGGCAATGATTTTTCGCCAGGCTAACTGCGCCTTTTTGGCGGGCATCACGTCCAGTTCATCAATCAGCGCGTTACCGATTTTAAAACCCACGATGGTTTGTGGTTTCTCCATCGAGCGGCAAATCGTCGTTCCGCGGTACTGGCGCCCGGCGTAGAAGTGAACCTCTTTGTTTCCCTCGTTAATTTTGACATTCAGCCCCCAGTCAAAGGCCACCTCTTCGACCGTGGGGTAAAAGATGTCGCGGATCTGGGGGTAAGTAGGTGCAAAATAGCCCTGGTTGATTTTCGGATGCTCCCACATCCCTTTGCAGATACCACCGCAACCGACCCACGTCTTGCCAGAACCAAAGCCGGCCACGTAGGCTTTAAATTTGTGCTCCATTGCGAGGAATCGGGCCTGAGGGATGTTAAGCGTTGGTGCTATTGCCATCCTCTTCCCTCACTCGCGCATCAACTACGTTGATATTGATTGCAACTGGCGTTGGTTCGTCATCCTCCGGATCTGCGGCCTGTTCTTTACGGAGTTTTTCCACTTCCAGTTGCCGACGCTCGATTTCAATCTGTTGCAGACGCTGCGCAAACTCGCTATCAGCCAGGCCAAGCCGCTTCATCACGGCTTCATACATCCGTTCACGGCTTATCGCGGTAATTTCCACACCATGTTTGCCGAGCTTCACGCCGCAATAAGCCAAGGCAGCATCAGGGGGAAGTTTTCGGGTATCAGCGAAGTATGGCTGTCCGATCCCGTCACCATTGCAGCGCGGACAGGCAGGGTTTGGCTCCCGGTTGTGGTCGTAGCCATAACCTCCGACGTCTACCGGCTCTTTGCCCTTCCGCTCAAGGGCTTTAAGCCGTTGCTCTTCGAACTCCACCATGTCACGCCACTGATAGTGATGACCGAAACCCCAGCAATAGCGGCAGGCACCGCGGCGATACTGTGAGAGCTGGTTGGCATCGAAAGTGGCGAGTTGCCACATCTGCGAGAGGACTTCATCGGCGCTGCCAAGCGTGCGCGCAATAGAGGCCTTCTGCTGCTGCGCAATGGCCTGCGCAACGTTAGGATTTGTTATGAGCTGACGACCATAGTTTGGGTCACTATAGCCAGCTCGCTCAGCTGCTGCCGTGGCGTTCTGGTCCTTCAGGTATTCAGCAATGAAGCGCTTTACCTTCGGGCTGAGTTTGCTGTTAACCAGTTCCTCTACACTTTTTTCTTTCTGCGCAGTGCGCAATTTCTTCTGCGCAGGTTTTTGCGCAGTCTGGGCGGTTGGCTTTTTAATGTAGCGCCGCGCAGATGTATAATTCAGTCCCAGCGCTTCACACCAGTCTTTGGGGGAAATACCGGATTTAGCATGCTCGGCGAGGAACTGGTGTTGCAGTGCTCCCCAGTCCGGTTTTGCCATGAGTTAATCCTGTTTGATGTGCGTTTGCAATGTGCATAAAAAAGCCCCGCAATTGCGAGGCCTGGGTTTATTTCTCTCACGAACTACTTGTTGTGAATGACAAATAACGATTTACATTTAGGACAAAGCAACGCTTGTTGCTGTCGTACTTTCGTAGTCGACTGTGTGGAATTATGTCCACATATCGGACACATAACAGTCATGCTGGCTACAAGGCCAACGCGACGCATTGCGTTATCAAAATATGACATGATGGTTAACCTTTAAATGAGTATGGTTTACAATATCACAACCAGTTCGTTTATTAACCAACTATTCTCGCATATTTGACATTACTTCGATTTATTATAGTCATGCATGTCTACAGTAATACCAGTCATACCCTGAATCAGCCCGAAAATTAGTTATGAAGATTATTATCTTTTGCACCGTAATTGTAACAGCACCATCATTAGGCTCTGGAGCAATTATCGGGATTTTTCACAACCCAGTCACCTTTCCCGTCCTGTACAACCTCAATAAATTCATCAGCATGGGAATATGAACCGCCTTCACCTTCCCACTCATTTAACGAATGTAACCATTCATCTTGTGTCACGATTTTTCCTGTTACAGTACTACGCAAAAAAACAGTCATAACTATTTAGCCGGTAATTTAAGGAATCGATGCACTTAGATTATAGGTTAGATATCACATAGCATATCTCCGATAGCTCCTGAAAATATATCAAATAAAATTATTAGAACATTTTAATATATATCAAATCATTATCAGCGTTTCCCATATGCATTTATTCTAACTGCTATACTTTATAGATCGCTAATTATTGGAGATTTAGTTTATGTTTGGTATAAAAAAAGATAAAAACCATATTATTCATGGTGAGCTGGAGGAAAGTTATGGTGAGGCTCTGGAGTCACCTGACCATAAATTTAATGATACAGCAAGAAAATACGCATCCAGAGCAGGGGATGCAGTGCGAACAAGTACAGATAACATCAAGAGTCAGATAGAGTCCAATCCAATAACGTGCGTCGCCGTAGCTGCGACCACCGCATTTATAATTGGTTTTTTGATTGGGCGGCGTTAAATAATAAATGGCTCATACCGAGCCATTTAACCCGTAGAGCACTTAAGTAGCAAAAATAAACAACATTGCTTATTTTTTAAATTTCATTTATCCGAAGTTCTAATCGAATCATCAACACATAAAAAAACCGCCTAGATTACGACGGTTTATTATGATGCGTATCATTTAGGAAGATCCCTTTCAATTTCGGGATTATCTGGCTCTGAGGGTTCTCCGTCATCTGGATAAATAGGTTTATCTTCTCCAGGGAAGGGTAAATCTTCAGGCATCGGATCAACTATATCAGGACGGTCTGTCATAAAACACCTTTAAATTACTAAGAAGACAACAAAGCATTATGTTTACTTTTGTGTTTTTTTAGCTTTATTCTTTTCCTCATCATCATTTTTTCTATCCTTGTTCTTAGATTGAGCAGGAGATATGTTCATTGAGTAAAAATTCATGGGAAACTCCAATTTATTCTCCAGCAAGTCGCTGTAGTTATAGTATAGTTAAAAAAAACCATAAAAATTAACGAGGCGGTTATTATTTCGCGCAAACACATCCATGTCATTAATTAATTAGAAATTAAAAAACCATACTTACAATTAATTTACATAATCCTATAGAGCGAGATTATTTTTATGTTTTCTAATTACCCGCATCGCTTCCAACCTCCCTCTGCCTTTTTATCTCTTCAATTTCTCTAATCCCTGCAAGTTGGTTGTTTGCCTTCTCTATTGCTGCAAGAAGAGGTTTAATCCAGAGTACGGCCTGGCAGTACGTCAGCGCGCGGGAGGCAACGGGACTATCACCGGTTGCGTCAGCGTCCCCGGAATCGGAGTACATTGAGCTGGCACGTAAACGGTTCGTGTAGCCGAGCAGCTCACCAGCGACATCAGCAGGAACAGGCAAATCACAGTTTTTTTCACGTCGTAAAATCTCCCGGTACTCAATGACGGTTTTCTCTGTTCGGACATCTATCAATGAGTTAAGGCGATTGGCGTTCCCGGCTACCTGGTTAAACCGGTTGAAGTTGAAAGCCTGAGTGGTTATTACCGTCGCCTGTAGTGCGTTGTCACTTCGCAGCACCCGGTTGTCGCTCTCGGACGCTGTCAGCGCGGCATTACTGCGGGTCAGCAGCACACAGAGCACCGCGATGAAGATGATAGCTACCATCCCAACAACAACGACGCTTCTGTTCACTGGTCTATCCCCCAGCACGTCAACGCGCTTTCCTGGTCCCGTCTTTCTACCTGCCCATAGCAGCCATTCTTCTGCCCTTTGGTCAGGCGACAATCGCGGCCACCGTCTTTAATCCACCAGCGGATAGCGTCACAGGCTCCTTTGCGGTCGCCAGAATTAATTCGCTTATAGAACGTAGACGGGAAACATTTTCCTGGGCCGATGTTGTAAGGACAGAACGACGCAATCCCTGCTTTCTGAGGTTCCGTCAGCGGCACCTTGATATTTCGTTCTACCCAAGTCAGCGCCTTATCGCGTTCGATGGAGTTTACCTGATCGCATTTCGCCTGCGTCAGCTTCATACCTTGTATAACGGGCTTACCATCAACCATCGTGGCGCCACGGCAAATGGTCCAGAGTCCACCGCCGTCACGGTACGCCGTCAGGCTGTTACCCTCTTTCTCATCCAGAAACTGATCGAGAATAACGGGTGCAGAAGCCCCGGCAAGAATCAGACCAACGACTGCTGCGCTCAGTTTATTCTTCAGCTTTGGTGACATTGCCATTAAGCCGGTCCTCCCTTTCCTTTTGCCTGTAGTACCAGTTCACTGCACAAGTGATAACGGTGCATGCGATACCGACAATAATTGCCCAGTCGCTCAGGCTTAATCCTGCAATCCTGTCGGCCAACATCCAGGACACCTCTTTTGCTGTTTTAGCTGTTTCGCCATATGCCTTCGCTGATACACCGCAGCCGGTCAGCGTGGTGCCTGTTCCATATGAAAGTCTGCTGTAAATGGTGCTCATTCTGGTCATAGCCTCACCTCCGATTCTTCGGATGGCGCTGTGCGTGTATGAAAAGGGTCAGGCTTCACGGGGTGGATTTATCAACAAAGCACGTAGCAGATGATTCCCGTGAGCCTGAAATGAAAAAGACCGCCATACGGCAGCCCTGAATAAATAAGGTTGTTTGCATTTGTGAAGTAAGTGAGGCTTCAGGCAATTTTGATCCTGAACAATAAGTCCCACGGATTCATTAGGTTGAAAGCACAAATAGTATGAAGGTACCAATTCGTAAGTTCTGCCAGCCAGGACACATTGTTTTATGTCCCAGGTACTAAACTCAAACATGAACAAAAAACAAACAGGATGGCTAAAATGTACGAATCTATTTTAGTGCCAATTGATGTTTCTGAGATTGACCTGACACGGCAAGTTATACCTTATGTTCAGGCTCATTCTGTATTGAATACTGCCAGAGTTCACTTTGTGACAGTGGTTCCTACATTACCTTATTACTCATCATTAGGTTTGGCATATACAGCCGAAATGCCAAAAATAAAGGAATTTCAACACACTGCATTAATGAAACTTGATGAGATTGTGAAGCAATTCAATGTGCCTGCGATGAAAATACAAACTCACGCAGTATCTGGCTCACCTAAAGATAAAATACTTGAACTCGCTAAAGCTATCGACGCTGATTTAATCATCATCGGCTCACACCGACCAGACATCACAACCTACCTTTTAGGTTCAACCGCAGCCGCAGTTGTGCGGCATGCAACCTGCCCTGTACTGGTAGTTCGGTAACTAACTTAAGCCCGTGATTGCGGGCTTATTAAAGAGCATCCCTTTTAACTGTCCATTTGTAACTTTATCACTGGAACAGTATCGAACATTTCACCCCCTCTTATTGCTGTGAGTACTCTCAGAACGAGGGGAAATAAAAAAACCCAAGGCGTTAACCTCAGGCTTGAAAACTCATTTACTGCCAGTGCATACAACAATGGCACAATATCAGATTTACACGAAATATATGCTAATTAGTTCATTTCTGCAATATCTTGCTGATAATTTGCCGCCTTTTGTTGTGAACGTGATCGCGAAACATGATGTAATGCCTGAAAATCTAGTCTCTTATACAGGCTGATCATTGTGCCGTAATGTTCCACGTAATTCTGAGACCAGTTTGTTTTGTTAACCCCCACCAGCGCAGCCAGATCACCATACTGATAGACATCGCGCCCAGCCAATTCAGCCTTCACATCCTGTGCCGCTAGCCAGATAAGCTGTCGCAACCGTTCGACGGTCTTCTTCGCCACCCTCTTCCCGGCCAGATACGCGCAGAATTTCGACCACGCCCACTGAGTAATCAGCACCTGATTATCCCAGCGCACATTCTCGCTATAGTTCCATAGCAGCCAGGCCTTTTGGTGTTCTTCGAGTGACATTAGCGCGCGGCGCCACGAAGCTGTGGAGTATTCAACCGGCTGTACCAGGGGAATATGTGATCCCTTAGCATGCGACTGTTTGCCCGGTATCGGTGGGTTATCCAGCGTAATAATTTTCCCGGTCACTTCATCCAGCACTCGAGGCTTTTTACGTTTAAACGTTCCAGGATCGAACTGTGCGTTCTCAAGCCACGCCATCAACTGCCCTTTCGTCGCACCACTTAAATCGGCGGTGGCCACCATCAGCTGCTGGCGCACGTATTCAAGAAATTGAGTGTTCATACAGCACCGCCTATGGTTTTGATGTAGTTCTTCAGTATTCGGTAGTCCGTCAGCACTGAGCCCGGGAAATGGTATAAGCGCAATCGTTGCCAACGAACGCGGAGGTGATCGGCAAAATAGAATTCGAATGTCATGCAGCCTCCCTTGTTTTGACGAGTTGACGCCTCAGCTCGCTGTAATGCTTTCTGATGGCTTCGAGTTCTTCCATGGTGTATCGGTGCGGGGTGTTATTGTTTTCGAGCGCCTCGACGCACTCAGCCCCAATTTTATCTATAAGGCCAAGGCGGTACTGCTGCTGATTGCCCGACAGCTGCACGTTGCAGTGGTGACATTGTTTATTGATATTGTCTTCGTGGTAGCGGAGATGTGACGCTTTCCCACGTGAGCGGTAGTGACCTGCTTCCCACTGGACGGTTTCGAACGTCCCGCAACTGATGCATGGCAAATAATGGTCACGCTCGCGAATATAGTCATTGACTACACGCTGCGTTAAATCTTCCCAGTGCTTCAGCGGCTTAACCGCAGCTTTACGCTGGCGCCAGGCGGCTCGCTCTTTTTTCTCAGTGGCGCGCTTTTTGGCAGACTCCTTACGCTGCGCATCCTCCCGGGCTTTTCTGGTCTGCTCTTTCCCGACGGCGCTGGCGCACTCATAACCGCAGACGGTCTGCGTGTCTCGCACCGGATGGAACCACTGGCGGCATTCTTTGTTGGCGCACTTCCGGCGCGGTAACTTAGCCATAATCACCCCCAGACCTTTTGTCGAAAGGTTCTTGGTGTACGCGCCGGATGCTCGCATTCAGGTAATTTTGCGCTGACAGTCCAGGTGATGTTGTCACGATTAAGGCTGCGTTCTACCGTGGCGCCACGACGGCGGTAACTGGCCACCAGTTCTTCGGCCTGTTCGGTTGTGCATTCGTGATGGTGGAACCAGGAAAATTTCATCGCCATCACCCCGCAAAGCTCATTAGCTGCGATGCGGCGTTTTCCGCTTCTCGCTGAGTCTTGAATGCCCGGGACAATACCCAGCGCCACAAAACATCGAGCGCGGCTTTGTACAGTTGCTGGAACTCGGTTTCGTCCATGTTGGCGAAGGCAATACTGCGGGGATGTTTGCGAAGTGTTCCGTCGGGAAGCTGAATAGCGTCATAGTGACCAGACTCGACAATCACCCAAGCGCGGTAAGCATCATAGGATTTACAGATGCTGATGCTACCTGCGCGCTTATCGGCGATACGGTCCAGATACTGTTCGGCCGCATCCAAAAGAGCGGACTCACTTCCCCCGAACGAAGCGAGGAATTTAGCGTACCCGGTCACCAATTTTCGTTCGTTGGAAGAGATCGCCCCGCCAGTAGGTTCCCAGTATTCAAACCCGAGATTCAGGAGCGCAAAAAAACGGCGATGGAATGCGGGATTCCTCACCTGCCGGAACTCGGCCACCAGCACGGCGCCGAGTTTGATTTTTGATTGCAGAATATCGCTGGTCTCCGGCGTCGCGGGGATCAGGATTCCTGATGACTGCTTGATGAGTTGTAGTTCGTGCGCCATGGTTTCTCTCCGTGGCGCAGTAGGTTACGGTTGTTCAGACCGTTGATTTCATATTATCAGAAGGTGGGGTTACCCGGTAGCCGAGACGGTGAATAAACTGCATAAAACCATTAGGAGTAAAGACCTCTTCATCATCCAGCAAAGGCCGCATAGAAACCATGCCATTGACGCGATAAATTAGATGCCTGCCCGATGAAGGAAAGCTAAACACCACGCAGCCGTCAGACCTTCTTACAATGTCATACCAGTTGTCTTCTGACGTTTGCAAAGCTGAATCACTCACATTTATGTTCTCCCTTCGAGCGACTAACAGACGCGATTAAAGATTGTCGGCAGCAGCATCAGAGGGTTACGCAAATTGCGGTATTCTGAAAAATGCGCGCCAGCCTTAAGCGCAATTCTAATAAAACCAGTCGTCAGCGCTTTCCCAGGTATCCTGGAGGATTGATTCAATTTTCTTTTTATCGTCCTTGTCACCGCCAAAAACACTTAACCCATCCGACCCGGCACGGCGGATTGTGAGTCTGCAATTGTCATAGTGATCATTCAGGCGCTTAAGCAATTCTGGTACTGCGCCTTTAGGAAGTTCTTTCATGCGATCAATGGTTAATTCAACTTTCATAATGGCCTCCATTGCATGTACTGTGTTTTTATACAGTATACCTATGCACGGAAATGATCAACGCTTTAAGAGCACAAATTGTTAATTTTCTGTCAGTAGTAAAAAAAGAAAACCCGCCGTAGCGGGTTGAATTAGCAATGTTTTATTACGCCGCTATTGGTTTCTGCTGACAAAGCTCCGGCAAATTAGCACGCACCAGTGCTTCAGCGAACGGTGGTGGTACCGCGTGACTTATCTCTTTTTCACAAGAAAACAAAAAGGCCTCCGAAGAGGCCAAAGCTATCTATATGGGCATAATAGTAGTGATCGGATTATGAAAAACCAAAGCTCAGTTAAATTTCTCCAATGATTTCATCAGGTACTGGTTTCATACCTGAAGACTCAATCAGGGCGTTAATTTTAGATGCAAGCAATGTTTCTCTATACTCCAGCGCTATAGCAATAGCGTATCTATTACCAAGGTGATGAATGACTTTGACATCGAACTTTTGCTCTGGAAATTGCTTGGAATGCTTGTTTTCTGGTGCAAATGTCAGAGAAGGTGCTAGCATATCTCCGCTATTGCATTCCTTTTGTTTTATCTTTCCATCCTTTCCGTAGCCTATCAACAGATAGTCAACAATCATCCGAATTCTCCCGTACAGTAAAGGTAATTCCCCGTCTCACTAACGAGTACTGTCTACAGTGTATCAAGTAACTCACTCAAGTTCCCTACACATCTTCGGCACGAACTAACGTTTTTTGATGCAATTGTGTGCTCAGACAAAAATATCTTCTCCAAATGAAGAAGTGATGTTATAGGATGAGTGGTTAAAATTAGAAAATGGCGATAACTGATTATGTGGATTACGGTTTTTAGCACGGTTCTCTCTGGCGTAACAGTATATGTAATAGGGCAAATAATAACCAAGTGCGCATTAGATCCTTACGTATCGTTCAACGAACATCTTGGGAAGATATCTTCACTCTTGCTTAGAGAACAAAGTAAGATTATGAACTTTCGACCAACTGCCGAGTTGATTAATGAGATAAAAGCATCATCTGGTTTATTAATAGCCAAGTCAAAAGCAATTCCTTGCTATAAATACTTCTCTAAAATAGGGTTACTTCCTGACTACAATGATGTTATTGATGCTTCTAGACACTTGAATTTAATAGCTTCTACTCTTGAAGGTAGGGGGGAAACATACTCATCAAAACCCTCAGGCCCGAGCATCACATCCTCTCTTAAAGCTGTAGGTTCTAAACTAAATATAATAGCTATGTATTAGTTATAATACTTACCATATATCACACGAAATCCTCCGCAAATTTGTGCTCTGCTGAGGGTTTAGTCATTAGGCAGCCTTCCTGGTTTGGTACAACTCCGGTAAATTTGCCCTTACCAGCGCCTCAGCGAACGGTGGCGACACGGCGTTGCCGCAGCGCGCAACCTGCTTGTCCTTCGCGTATTTCTTGCCGCTACAGTCCTGGTCGATGATGTACCAATCAGGAAAGCCCTGCGCCCGGTACAGTTCGTGCGGTTGCAGCATGCGCAGCCAATATCAACGATGCGGTAAGTTATGCAGTCTACTGACAATGGTCATACGACCTCCTTAACTTAACTCGTTGAATACAGGAAATCACAGGTGCATTTATGCATCTATGACAGGGTGATGATTTCAGGTTGTGGTCGCATTTAAGTCCCCTTAAATGCGCAGAAGTCACCGGAGTTGTTCAGGCTCCGATGACATGATTATGGGAAATCAAAGTTCTTAGTTATGTTTGATTTGTTCAAGAGTGGCTTTCATACCAACTAAGGAAATGTTTAATTCTTTAACTTTTTCTGGATTATATAACTTCGAGTTAAGCCAATACTCTGACTTGTCTAAACATCTCTTAGCCAACTCCCGATCATAATCAATAACCTCAGAGGATGCTCCATACCAAAGGCTATAAAGAAGCTCTTCCTGCGCCGTGTCATTAGGCTCACCACGCTTCAGTTTTTCTGTGTATAAAACTGTAGAAGAAATTGCAGAGGTTAATCCATTTATCGCTTTCAGCCTGAGATCTGACTTATTTTTATTCCACTCGTGCAGACGTTCTGCCATCCATCCAAGTAAAGTATCCATGGAGTTGCCGCTTTTAGTAAATAGTTTTATCTGGGCGACTGGAGGCCCGAGTTTATGCTTTTTCGCATCGCTTTCGGTTAGCTGGCCGGAATCGCTCCGGGCATGCTCCTCTGGCAAATTGGTTGTCTGACCTCTCGAGTTTTCATGAGTTAACCTTCAATCGCAACACTGAAGGCAAGAGCTGAACACCCCCTAGGTGAACTGGTAGACATCGGCACAACCTCCGTCGCCACTCTTTGCCCACTATCCAATCTTGTTCTATCCCCTGGTCAGACACTCAGATGTTGCGCTCTGCAGCGGCATGCGGGGGAATACAAAAACTCGGACAAAATCAGGCCCTCCTTTCTGGATCTCTCGCGGGGATAAAGCTATTAAACATTCGTTCGACTAAATTTTCAACCATACAACATATGGTTATTCATGACTTCGGAGCTTCAGCAATCATCACCTTATAGCGTTCCGGAAATCGTGGGCCTCCCACAGCAGACCCATGGCCTCGCACATCTGATAGTTCGGCTCAACCGGAACAAGTACCCAACCATCCGGAGCTACCGGAGAGTTGCCAGCCTGAAGCATGGCGGCGCGGCGCTGCTGAAGCTCCAGCATCGCTGATAGCACTGAGCCGTGAATGATTGTCTGAACCTCATGACCTTCCTTTGAGTGGTATTCAAACGTGCTACGGCTAAACTCGATGAGTTCTTGTAGCTTTTCATCGTCTAACTTCTCGTCAGCAATGGTTGGGTGGACGGGAGGTTTGTCAGCATTTCGGCGTTCCAGCACTTCATCAATCACCTTCACAGCATCAGCCATTGCGTAGCCGAGATTACCACCGTCGCTTTGTGCTGCTGCTTTTCTGAGTATTTCGCTTATCTGTCGCAGGCGCTCGAGTGATACAGGACCGTGCGCCGGGTGGGTGGTGGTTGTCATAGGTTAGTCCTTCACAAAAATAATCCAGTGGGTTTTGTCGTTTTTCCCAGTGCGCTGGCCTATTGCAGGTTTCACATCTGTAAGCGCCAGAATCTGGCTAACCGGGATCTGCGTCTCGTTCCAGTTGAATATGAGAACGCCGTGTGGCCGCAGTACACGGAAAGCCTCTTTGAATCCTGTTCGCAAATCAGAACGCCACGTTTTTTTGTTCAGTCGCCCGTATTTTTTACCCATCCAGGCAGACTGGCCCACGCGCTCGAGGTGCGGCGGGTCAAACACCACAACCGGAAAAGTAGAATCAGCGAACGGCAGTGAACGAAAGTCAGCAAACACGGTGCGGGTGTCCTGCTTGTTGAACCAGAACATGCGGGAGCCGCAGCACATATCAAGAATCGTCGTGTTGTCGGTCATACTGATGTTCTCCCGTAAAACGCCAGAACCCGCTTCATCGTCGGACTCGTGCGGCAAACTGAAGTTACCATGTTTCTTCTCACTTTGGATTTGATCTGCTTAATGTTCAACTCCCCGCCGGGCTGAAACATGTAGACCGGGTGATGTGGCTCCCCAGCTCGAATAACTACCGCTCTGCGTAACAGGTGAAGCAGCAGGTTGTGTGCCTTCTTACTGTCGCATCCCAGCAGATTCTGAACCTGTCGCGGCGTGATGGTCTGGTTAACCCGAAGAAAATCGACAATTGCCCACAGTGATTTGCTTGCCATAGTGATTTGCCCTCGAGGTTATTTAACGACCCGGAGATGGCTAACGTTTTTGCGGTAGCTACCCCAGTCAAAGTTCACCCACATCCCGCCATCCATTTGAAGACGGTCGATAACCCGCGCGCCCAACGCCCCGAGAAGGTCATTGTGGTTTAGGTTCGTCAGGATCCCTACCGGACGCATCGACGACAGGCGACGGTCGATAACCTGATTCAGAATGACTTTCTCGCCGTTGCTTCCACGCTGAATACCGACTTCATCCAGTACCAGCAGATCGACTTTGCAGAGGTCGTCCAGCAACGCAGCCTCTGATTGACCACCGTCGTAGCACTCGCGAACGCGCAGCATCAGGTCAGGGATAGTTACTACCAACACTGATTGGCCACCAGACAGGAGATGATTTCCGATCGCTGCCGCCAGATGGTTTTTCCCAGTACCAGGACCACCACTGAACACGAAGCTCGCAAATCCGACCCCAAAGTTCTGCGCGTAGCTCTTTGCCATCGTGAAGGCTTTACGCTGCCCTTCCCCGGATACCTGGTAATTCGCGAACGTGCAGCTGCGGTGCAGGCTTTGAATTCCTGAGCGACCGAAAATTTTCTCTGTCCGGGCTTTCTGATTCAGCCTGTCCAGTTCTTCACACCGCTTCAAGCCCTCTTCCCGTTGCCAGGCCAACAACTCTGCTGCACTGGTGAACTTCGGCTGAACGCCAGGTGGAATGAGTTTTCTGAGGCGCTCGAGAGCACTTCCGGTACCAACCATGTTTTTCATCGTCACCCCCTGAATCCGGTCGGAATGGTTTTATCTGGCTCAGAAATGTGATTCACATCCCGGCCTTTTTTGCGGTCGTTGAGAGCAAACTTCGGTTTGAATAGTCCCTGGTACCCGTTGGCGATACTGGTGTTAATCACATCAACGGGATCGTGACCTTCGTCCAGGCAGGCCTTCAGCAACTTGAATGCTTTGGTGACCGTTATTTCGGTCTTGATGGCTTTGCCAGACTGTTGGCGATAGGCAACCCACTCACTCCAGGACACGGAATCAAGCCACTCAGGAACGGGAATTGTCAGCGGGTCAAACTTCACCTTCCCCTTTGGGGGATTAGAGGGAGTTAGATCTGTATTTATATTTGTATTTGGAAGAATGTCTTTAGTGTTCCCTGTTTTCAGGGATACCTCTCCCTGTTTTTGGGGATGGTTATCCCCGTTTTCAGGGATGGTTGAAGGGGTAAAACTGCTATCCCTGAATTCAGGGATGGTAATAACCCATGTAACAACTTCAGCAGGCGGGAAAGCCGCTGGACACTTAGTGCAATTTGGCTTGGTATACGCCCATTTATCCAGGCTGGTATTAATCCCAATGTATCTGGTTTGCCCAATTCGGCGCAGAATGATGATGTTCCGGTAGGCAAGGCTAAGCACGGCTTCAGACACGTGTTTCACCTTCAGCGTCGTTTTGTCTGCAATGAGGCTATTGGCGATGCGGTCTGATTTCTTAGACCAGCCATAGGTCAGGCGAACGATAGCATTCAGCACCCGGAACTCGCGCCCGGATAACTCGACGATACACAGGGCATCCTGAATCTGGTTGGCTAAGCGTAAATAGCCTTTCTCCAGTTCAGCCATGCTGCTCTCCTGTATCCCCTGCCGCGTGGGGAATTTGTATATTTCAGCGGTATTTGACATACTGTTCTCCGCAATTACGCACAGTTTTTGCACCTGAAGGCCGTTGGTGTTCGCGCACCACGGCTTTCGCCATTTTTGAACCGGTCATAAAGCCCCCAGCATCATCTGCACCATCTCCATCAGTGGACCGGTTAACCCAGGGTCAACGCGATACATCTCCACGATCCCCTCGCTCAACTCTTTCAGCTTCTGATGACGTGGAGCATCCATTGCGACGGCAATCTTCGCTTCGCTGGTTTCTTTCTCCAGCCGAGCCAGACGGGCCATAACGTTGTCTTCTGGTAGCAGGCGATTGCGGAACTCGAGTGGAAGAACAGCAAGAATTGCCGGAGTCAGCTGACGAACGTTCTCGCGGTACCGTTCGCTGTTGAAATGGTTATCGAGGAAGCGGAAAAGCTTCTGACGCTGTCGGCTGAGATCGCCAGGGAAAGTAATCTCGCTCCCCCCCTGCGCCCGGTACTCTTCAACGATCAGAGCAGAAACAACATCCTGACCCTCTACACCCGCCCACGCACGAACGGCATCACGGATCTGGTCATGTTTATCTACCGAGACAGGTTGATTGCGATTTATCATCGTAGCCGGTTGATATCCGGTATGTTGATGAAGTGATAGTGACTGCATGGTTATGCCCTCGCTTCCTGAACTGGTAATCCATCGGTAGGGTTGGGATACAAATCTGGTCGAAGTTCATGTGGTGTAATACCTGTAACCCTGAAAATCGGTAATACGCGGTCCGGAGGAACCGCACCTTTATAGCGAGTCTTCCAGCGGCTAACCGACATGGGCTTTATGCCCAGTAATGCTGCAAGATTGCTGGCATTACCTGCTTTTTTGATAGCTTTCTCTAATCCGTTCATCATTGGCTCCAAAAGATACACGAACAAATTAAGCCTTAGACTTAAATCTAAATCAAGCCCTGGGCGAATTTTATTTTATAAGCAAAAAGCTTATTCTTTTGATATGGCTGAGAAAAAAATACTTAACCCGATTCTCATCGAGCGTTTGACAGAACTGACGCAGCGGGGGATGACAAAATCTGATATGGCAAGGGTTGCGGGGATTACTCCGCAATCCGTAAACGGCTGGTTTAAAAAAGGGGTTATCAGCAAAAGTTCTGCATTAGCGGTTGCTGATGCTGCTGGGGTATCCGTCCCCTGGCTACTTGGTGAGGATGTTGGAGAGAAGGATGGCCTTAAGCCTGACGAACAGCGCCTACTGGAACTCTATCGCCAACTGCCAGAAGAAGAACAACAGAACATGCTCCGCATCTTCGCAATTCGCCTGAAAGAGCTGGATGAGTTGTATGAGAAGTACATGAAGGGGCGGATTCGGTCACAACAAGATTGATATCACTTAGAGTTAGTAGTAATTACAGTGAAATCAAGTATGTTACATATGGTCTGGATTCAAACTTACATAAGGAATGGTATTGCCAATGCCAGGCAACATCTTACACGTAACATCCTATACTCGAAGAATGAATGATGGGATTACTCAACCATTTCTTTGTGGTTGCGATGATGGAAATTCATACATCGTTAAAGGGCGACCGAAACTGCGTAGATCTGAGTTAGCGGCTGAATGGATATGTGCTTCTTTAGCCCAAGCGATAGGACTGCAAATTCCACAGCATTTCATAGTCGATGTTGATGCACAGATTATTGAGTTTATGCCTGATTTGCGTGGACAGTTGGATCCAGGTTTAGCGTTTGCCACAGCCTATATTGAAGGAGCTTCAACGCTGAATCTTCAACAGGCCAGAAATGCAGTGAACATCAGTGATCAGAAGAAAATTTACTTTTTTGACCGCTGGATATTGAATACTGACAGGTCTTTGACCGAGCATGGTGGTAATGTCAACATAATCTTCGATGCGTTGAATAATAGGCATTACCTGATTGACCACAACCTTGCTTTCGATCAATCTGTAACTGCCGATGAGTATGATGTCCACGTTTACTCACCAAGTAGAAGACAATGGACATACGATCTAGTTGATTATGAAGAACTTCAAGATTTATCTATGGCTGCATACAACACCATAGACTCAATAATCGATGAAATTCCGCCAAGCTGGCTAGCTGAAAGCGATGTTGAAAATAGCGTTTTTTTTAACCAGATCAGAGACTCTCTCGCGAAGATTAATGAACGTGAATTTTGGAGTAGTGTGATATGACCACCCCATGCCTATACAGCATAATTAGGTATGCACCATATGCGGAAACTGAAGAGTTTGCTAATGTGGGCGTGGTCTTGTGCGCTCCAAAAAAGAACATCTTTTGTTATCAGCTCACGCAAAGCAATAATGCGAGAATTAAGAATTTCTTCAAAGATGACATCATTTTCCCTTATGCAAAGGATGCAATCGGTCGAGAACTGAGTTTTGCACAAGAACAAGCAGCAACTCTCCACTCACCAGAGAGACTGGCAAATTTCTTTAACTACCTGATTGCCAGAAAAGAATCTGTAATTTATTTCAGCTCTTCAAGAGTGGTAATGGCGGAAGATCCGGAAGCTTTAACTATCAAATTGTTTAACAAATTCGTTAATCATTCCGAGGTTACTAAAGAATCGCGGGAGTTAATTCTGACCCGTGAACTTAGAAATAGATTCTCTCATTACAATGACTTAAAGAATGCTCTTAAAAAAGAGACCCTTGGTGGTGAGTTAACAAGGTTTACTATCCCATTTGTTGCTAAACAAAAGGGTGACGTGGTTTGTGCAATAAAGCCGATAACGTTTACTCAGGATAAGCCTGAGAAAATGATGGAGCATTGTGACTCTTGGACTGCAAAAATACTCCGAGCAGCGAGCGAGCGTGTTTTGCAGTTGTCAGATGTTCTTTTCACGATAGACCCACCTGCGAATCCTAATGCTTTAGAAGTGAAAGCTATGCAGGAAATTAGAAAAACCTTCACAATCAACCAAATAAGTCATGTTGATTTCAGAGATGAGAGTGCAATAGTTTCTTTTGCCAGACAGGCAATTTAAGATTAACCCGGTCAGTGTACCGGGTTTTTACTGCCCTGTTCTCACCATAGCAGCCGCATCCCGCAATACCCACTTGTGAATGACGTTTCCCACTACCCTGCGCTTAGCCTCTAGACTATCCACAATCGCATCGCGGTTGATCACAATCTCGTTAGCTATCAGACTGACAACTGCACCGCCAATCTCACCCGCAATGAATGCTGCACGGTCTTCTTCCAGTTAGTCACGATCCATAGCCCACCTTCATTGATGTTTTTCTGACCACGGCATCCTCTGCTCACATGCATTCGTCAAAAAAATAAGCCGTAAACTTAACCATGAACTTAGCCTTAAGCTTGACACCAATTAAGCCCAAGGCTTAATATAAATCTACATCAACACAACCACCAAGGCAGGACGCCCACGAAGTAGCCGTCCGGGGCATACGAAAACCGGAATGAGGTGGTGAGATTAACGCGCAGTAGGTTTGAAACGTTCCGCTGGCCTGGCGACAAGGGCAAACATAGAAGTGAGCTTCGCGGTGGCGAATTGCAGAGTGAAAAAGCTCAACCGTGAAGATCAGCGCCGCGGCGCCACCAGCGAAGTTCACTCAGAAAACTGGAGAACATCATGGTTCATCAGCACTACGGTACACAGACAGTAAACCGCGGCGCAGTTCAGCCGGGGATGCTCGTCAAACACAAAGACTCAACCTGGACGGCATCAGCTAACGCTCGCGGACGTTTGTATCTGCATCGCGGCGTGGAGATGACTTACACCAAGGATTTGCTGGTTGAAGTTTATCTGAACGGTCTGGGGCATGGACTCAGCCACTAGCGGAGGATGTCATGTTAGACAAGAAATGCGGATATTGCGGCAAGCCGGTTAAAACGGAAGAAGTAATCAAGAGCACCCTTCTCTATCGCAACGGCTCACAGCTGGCGCGCAAAGAAAAAGAGTATTGCTCCAAACGTTGCGCTTCGCACGACCAGATGGCTCACGAAGGCTAACGTAAAACCCGCGCAAGGCGGGATATACGTCCGGTGCCACCGACCAAAGTTACACCGGAAACAACATTAAAACCAAAGTTAACCCAATGGGCGCTATCAATGGTCCGGGGATTCTAACACCCAAAAATGAGGATCTCACATGGAATTTCCATATGTAGTTAAAGCCACGCAAAAGTCGGGAAAGCCTGATGCTTTTGTCTGGTTCACTGCAAAAACTGAGGCTCGCGCCAACCTGATGCTGGATGTCGCACTGGAAGATGCAGGCATCGAAACAGGCCGTGGCAAGGACTACACCAAACCAATTCGCACTGATTTCCCGGTTGTTGACGGTCTGCCAAAAGAAGGTGAAGTTGATTTCACTTGGTGTGATCGTTACGAACTTCAGGACGATGGGCGCACATGGCTGCCAAAAGCCGCTGGCGAGTCTAGTGGCGCCGTTGACGTACCCTCCACTTCTACTCCAACCGTAATCGTTGAAGACGCGACTGCGTCCGAAATTGTCCCGGTTGAAAACCGTACTCCAGCAGTCCGCTTTGCCGTCCATCTGATGATTGATAAATACCAGACTCATATCACTAAAGAGCAGCAGCTGGCTGCCAGCGAAATGTCATTGGATGAAGGCAATACATATCTCCAGAGCATGCTTGTGGCAAAGAACGATGTACCCGAGACTGCCAAACTCAGCCTGAACGCTGAGTGGAAAATGATTCAGGCGGTTAAGGACATTTTCACACCAGATGATGAGCACGAACCAAGATTGATCGCTGCATTCATGTCTGACTGGGTGAACACGGATGCCGGTGACCGCAATCAACTGATAGAAGACTGGCGCAGTGGTAAGTTGCAGCTGCTCAAAACTGAAACCAGCAGCGGTGCTAACGTTACAACGGGTCAAGATCTCACTGTTGAGGACGGCATCCAGGCCGACGAGAACGGCCGGGCAGAAGGTGGCGTCGTTGATAGTGAAGTCGATACCGAAGAGCAATCCCAGCAGATACAGCAACCGAACCTGATCGTTGTTGCCACCCTGCCTTTCCGCCAGCGCGTACTGGCTCAGTTCATCGGTGATGGTGAATATCTCTATCACGTCGACTCCGGGCAGAAAAATGAGATTGTCCGCCTTGAGATGGACACTGATGACGCGTACGTCCAGAACCTGCTGCTGGCTGCTGAAAACGTAGAACCATTTAAGAAAGCACAGGAAATCGATATACACAGAGTGGTGAATGACCTCAAAAAGGCATTTCCCAATAATGGTAAAACGCCGGAACTGGTGCTGGTCATCCGCTTTTTTAGAAAATGGTTCGACACCCCTCATATTGATCGTGGCCTGCTTGTAAAAGAATGGTCAACCGGAAACCGCATCAGCAAAGTAGTGTCACCGGAAACAAAAGAGAAAAAAGAAGAGTTGCCTCCAGTTCCGGCAGAACGCTACAAACGCGCCGTTGCTCAAACAGTTTATAACCTGAATGTTGAATCCTGTATTGCCCGTATGTATCCCGACGCGGAACCTGGTTCAGTCACGATCGAACAGTTAAAAGCGGCGAAAAATCTCATCGATTCTCGGGATGATGTGCAGGCAAAAGTCATCAAAGTCATTTCTCATATTAACGACATCCTTGAATACGATGCCCTCTCCATTTTCGGCGTCACTCGCGCTATTGACTGGACTGACTGCCTGAATATCGGGCCTGTAATACTTCGAGATCAGGCGCGTAAGTGGCTGGCAGAGAACGGCATCTATTCCAACGGTAAGAAGTCGAACGGCTATAGCGAATGGGAGGAAGATCCACGCGCGGCTCGCCACTCCGAAACCCAATCTAAGGAAGAAATTGGTAAGCAACTTGCTGCTCAGCGTGGAGAGTTCGTCGAAGGTATCAGCGACCCTGACGATCCGAAATGGGTAAAAACTGAGACAAGCCAGCACTCTACAGAAACAGAACTGGTTAAAAATGTCGGCAACGGAATATTCGACGTTACGGCTTTGCTGCAGAACTCAGCAACTCATGGCACGAAAAAAGCTACGGAGACCACCAGCAATGTGCAGGTTCAAGAAACTGTCAGTGATGAAAAACAGGCTGGTGATGCGCTGCATACAGGCAAGAGCAGTGTGGAAACTGGTGAAGAGTCACATACCAGCCAGCAAGCCGATGTAAACCAGACTACGGATTCTGTCGCCCAAAATTGCGATTCTGTAAACCAGACTGAACCAGTTTTGGCACAAACCGAGCCAGAAGCCCATTCTGACGAACCAGCTGTTGTTTACCCCGCTTACTTCGAGCCAGGTCGCTACGAAGATCTGCCGAACGAGGTTTATCATGCAGCCAACGGTATCAGCTCTACCCAGGTGAAAGATGCGCGCGTGTCGCTGATGTACTTCAATGCGCGCCACGTAGAGAAAACCATTATCAAAGAACGTTCTCCTGTTCTGGATATGGGAAATCTGGTGCATGCACTGGCGTTGCAGCCCGAGCAGTTCGACGAAGAATTCAGCGTTGAACCGGTGATTCCAGATGGTGCTTTCACCACAACGGCAACAATCCGCGCGTTTATTGATGAGCACAACGCCAGCCTGCCAGCGCAACTGAGCGCAGACGATATCAAAGCTTTGCTAGAGGAATACAACGCCACTCTGCCTGCTCAGGTGCCGCTGGGTGGGTCGCTGGAAGAGACAGGCCAGAGCTATATGTTGCTACCCGAAGAGTACCAGCGTATCGAAGCGGATCAGAAGCAGACCGCAGCGGCGATGAAAGCCTGCATCAAGGAATACAACGCCACTCTGACTGCACAGGTGAAAACCAGTGGTAGCCGCGATGCGTTACTCGAGCAGTTGGCAATCATCAATCCTGACCTTGTTGCACAGGAAGCGCAGAAGCAGGCGCCGCTTAAAGTGTCCGGTACCAAAGCAGATCTGATTCAGGCCGTAAAGTCTGTTAACCCGAACGCCGTCTTCGCCGACGAGCTGTTGGATGCGTGGCGCGAGAATCCGCATGGGAAAGTGCTGGTCACCCGCCAGCAACTGAGCACTGCACTGAGCATTCAGAAAGCCCTGCTCGAGCACCCGACCGCGGGCAAGTTGCTGACACATCCGAGCCGCGCCGTTGAGGTGAGCTACTTTGGATTTGACGACGAAACAGGACTCGAAGTTCGTGTGCGCCCGGATCTGGAAATCGACCTGGACGGCGTGCGCATCGGTGCCGACCTGAAAACCATCAGCATGTGGAACGTTAAGCAGGAAGGCCTGCGCGCCAAACTGCACCGGGAAATCATCGACCGTGACTACCACCTGAGCGCGGCTATGTATTGCGAGACCGCCGCGCTGGACCAGTTCTTCTGGATTTTCGTCAACAAAGACGAGAACTACCATTGGATCGCCATCATCGAGGCATCCGCCGAACTGCTGGAGCTGGGCATGCTTGAGTACCGCAAGGCGATGCGCGCTATCGCTACCGGCTTCGACACTGGCGAATGGCCAGCACCGATCACCGCTGATTACACCGATGAACTGAACGACTTCGACCTGCGCCGCCTTGAAGCGCTGCGTACTCAGGCATAAGGGGATAAATCATGGAAAACACCAATACTGTTACCTCTGAACAGCAGGCACCTAACACCATTTCAGCCAGTAACGCGATTTTTAACGTACAGGCACTGGGCCAGTTAACCGCATTCGCTAACCTGATGGCCGATTCTCAGGTGACGGTCCCGGCACACCTTGCCGGAAAACCAGCTGACTGTATGGCGATTGTTATGCAGGCAATGCAATGGGGCATGAATCCATACGCAGTAGCGCAGAAAACACACCTGGTGAACGGTGTTCTTGGTTACGAAGCACAACTGGTCAACGCTGTAATCGCGAGTTCCAGCGCTATCCACGGGCGTTTTCACTATCGTTATGGCGGAGATTGGGAGCGCTGCACCAGAACACAGGAAATTACGCGAGACAAGAACGGAAAAAATGGGAAATACACCGTCACCGAGCGCGTCCGCGGCTGGACTGATGAGGATGAGATCGGCCTGTTTGTTCAGGTTGGCGCCATTCTTCGCGGCGAGGTAGAAATCACTTGGGGTGAACCTCTTTACCTGTCTGGTGTTGTAACTCGCAATTCCCCTCTGTGGGTGTCCAATCCTAAACAGCAAATTGCATACCTGGGCGTGAAGTATTGGGCGCGACTGTATTGCCCGGAAGTGATTCTTGGCGTCTATACCCCAGACGAAGTTGAGCAGCGCACCGAGCGTGAAATCAATCCGGCTCCAGCGCAGAGAATGTCTGTGGAAGAGATCACCAGCGAGGTTGATATCACCACCAGCGTGCAGGAGTCAGTAGCGAACGTGGATGCGCTAGCAAATGAGATCCGCGAACGCATCGATACGTCCAGCACAGTAGACCAGGCCAAAGCCATCCGAGCCGATATCGAATCTCAGAAAGCACTGCTTGGCACTGCACTGTTCACAGAGCTGAAAAATAAAGCTGTGAAGCGCTATTACCTGGTGGATCACCGCAACAAAGTAGAAGCCGCAATCAACTCCCTACCGTCTCCGGACGAACCGAATGCAGCAGCACGTTTCGGGGAAGTTGAGCGAGTTCTTGCAACGGCGAAACGTCACCTGGGCGACGAGCTGCACGATCAGTTCAGCATCACCTTGGCGGATATGAAACCGGAATACGTTGGTTAACTGGGTTGGGAGGGCGGCCCCTCCCACTGAGGAGATGTAATGCGACTGATTAACCGAGGCAATCAGCAATCCCCGTTAGCGCGTCAGGCATGCGACATAGCACTGGCCACTCATGCAGAACGTTACGGCGACTATGGCCGCAGCAAGATGAAGGAGACGTACACGGTGAGAGTTGAAGGAGTGAAGGTCTGGGTGGAAGTGGTGAACCGCAAGGCGAGCTATGTGGCCACGGCGATGACAGGTATGCGCCGGCTGCGCGCACTTCCGGGTCAGGTTTCTTGATATTACTTTTGGAAATGGCCCAGTTCGGGCCATTGGAGAAAAACGATGGATGATATTTTGCTGACGTCAGACCTGACCAGTCGATATAAAATCTCACGTAAAACCCTTTGGTCATGGCAAAGCACAGAAACTATGCCGCGGGGTTTTGCGAAGCCGTTCCCTGCTCCTGATTTTCCTGGTAACCCAAACCGCTGGAAGTCGGAGTCAGTCAAAGAGTGGGAAGGTGTGAAACAGCCAATTAACTGAATGGCTCACCAATGATACTTTCAAGATGGCTCTGCCAAACGTGGAGCCAGTGTTTTTGGTCATCGATGTAGTCGTGCAGATTGTAGTGAGCCATTACACCGACCATCTGATGACCAAGTAGTTTTTCAATCACATGCGGCGGACAGCCAAGTTCTGAAAGGTTTGTCGCGATCGTTCTTCTCATATCATGAAGAGACCAGGGTTCCATTCCCGCAGCGGACCAGATATACCTTGCGTAATTTGAAGCGACTGGCGGATGTACTGGGACATCTTTGATTTCACCATCCAGTAAACGCTGTGAGGTGACTAAGTGTTTTGTGTTGATCTTCTCAATATGATTTTTGACCAACCCTACCGCCGCTTCAGAGAGTGCCCTTCTCATATGCACTCGCGTTTTGTAACTACCGGCCGGAACTATCCATTCATTTTCATTCAGTCTAAACCAAGACCTTTCGCTTAATCGAATTTCTGCCGTTCTACAGCCGGTCAGCATAATAAACTTCACAAGAAATACGGACTCTATCGACATGCGATTTTGCAGCCAGCGATAAATTGCCACCAGTTCACTATCATCCAAGCGCCGCGTTCTCTTTTGCGGTTTTTGACCAACGTCAGTGGGTAGCAATCCCTCAAGCGGATTGGTAGATATTACGCCTCGGTTAATACAGAACCTGAATGAACGTTTGCACAGCGAAAGCATATAATGGGCCATTACCCTGCTTTCAATCTGATCAAATACATCTATCCAGTGCATTTTTGTCGAGTTATCGACTTTGACGTTCCGCATCGGTTCGGCGATATGCTTGGCGAATACCAGCTGATAATAATCCGTCTTTGTGAGTTGATTCGCGATGCAGTGTTTCTCGATCCAATAATTGAAGGCTTCAGCCACAGTCATAGAACCTTCGCGAGATAATTTTTCCAGCTTCACTTGCTCGCGAGGATCTAAACCTTCAGTTAGCCACGTTCTGAACTGCTGACGCCTTTCCCTTGCCTGAGCAATGCTCATTGCCGGATAATCACCGACATTGAGTTTTACAGCTTTACCAGCCCATCTGTATCGGTAGAAGAAAGAAACTTTTCCAGCCTGGCTAATCCTTGCGTTTAGTCCGTGAGAATCTGAAATGGTTTCGATATCATCGCGCTTCTTGCCAAGGGCCTTCCTGAGCTTTGTGTCAGTGATCATTGAATGGGTACACATTTGGCTTTTGAGTACACAAAAGTGTACACAAAACTCGTTGCTCTAAGCTACCCGCAATGTAACACTTGTACTCAAAGTGTGATGATTAGAAGACTGGAAGGCAGGTAATAGAAGGCTTTAGCGTAACAGAACGTTTTTACGCGGAATTCTTCGAAATAAGCCGAATGACAATACAAAAAAGTATTTTAAAAACAAAACGAAAAGCAGACATTGGGCACCGCCAGCGGTGCCCTTTTGAGATCAGATGTTGTGGATCGCAAACAGCAACGAGTTACGTTGATGGTTGAGAATACACTTTCTGATGGTATGGATACGCATATTACGGCGCGATTGTCCTTCAAGCCAACGTGCTTTACGGCGGCTAGCCTGACGCAGCATCCGCCAGCGTCCCACTTCCGTTCTACTACGCTTCATGTTTACTACTCTTTCAGTCACTGAACGGCCATTATAACGCCACACCGAATGCAGACCAGTGGTTTTCCCGTGTTTTTATTTGCCAGATTAATCCTGATGCGTAAACTCTTAACAATACGCTTTCAAAAGGATTTTTAAATTTATGACAACCTTCTACACCGTGGTGAGTTGGCTGGTCATTCTGGGTTACTGGGTACTCATTGCTGGCGTAACATTACGCATACTAATGAAACGACGCGCAGTGCCCTCCGCAATGGCCTGGCTTTTGATCATCTATATTCTGCCATTGGTAGGGATCATTGCTTATCTGTCCTTCGGTGAGCTCCACCTGGGTAAACGTCGCGCCGAACGCGCCCGGGCAATGTGGCCGTCAACGGCCAAGTGGCTGAACGATCTTAAAGCCTGTAAGCATATTTTTGCGCAGGAAAACAGCAGCGTCGCGTCATCCTTATTTAAGCTGTGCGAGCGTCGTCAGGGAATCGCTGGCGTTAAAGGGAATCAACTGCAGTTGCTCACCAGTTCAGAGGACGTGATGCAGGCATTGATCCGTGATATTCAACTGGCGCGTCACAACATAGAGATGGTGTTCTACATCTGGCAACCAGGCGGTATGGCCGATCAGGTCGCCGAGTCATTAATGGCTGCCGCAAGGCGTGGAATTCACTGCCGCCTGATGCTGGACTCCGCGGGTAGCGTGGCGTTCTTTCGCAGCCCATGGGCCGCGATGATGCGTAACGCGGGTATCGAGGTTGTTGAAGCGCTGAAAGTAAACCTGATGCGTGTATTTTTACGCCGTATGGACCTGCGTCAGCACCGCAAAATGATCATGATCGATAACTATATTGCTTATACCGGCAGCATGAACATGGTCGATCCCCGTTTCTTCAAACAAGATGCCGGCGTCGGGCAATGGGTGGATTTGATGGCGAGAATGGAAGGCCCGGTAGCCACCGCTATGGGCATTGTCTATTCCTGCGACTGGGAAATTGAGACCGGCAAGCGCATTCTGCCCCCGCCGCCAGACGTCAATATCATGCCGTTTGAGCAGGCCAGCGGCCACACCATTCACACAATCGCTTCGGGACCTGGTTTCCCTGAAGATTTGATTCATCAGGCGCTGTTAACCGCAGCTTATTCGGCGCGTGAATATTTAATTATGACCACGCCCTACTTCGTTCCCAGCGACGATCTGCTGCACGCGATCTGTACAGCGGCGCAGCGCGGGGTCGACGTCAGTATTATTCTTCCACGCAAGAATGATTCCCTGCTGGTTGGCTGGGCAAGCCGGGCCTTTTTCACTGAGTTGCTGGCGGCTGGCGTTAAAATCTATCAGTTCGAAGGTGGCTTACTGCACACCAAGAGCGTACTGGTCGATGGCGAGCTGAGCCTGGTCGGTACCGTTAACCTGGATATGCGCAGTCTGTGGCTCAATTTTGAAATCACGCTGGTCATTGATGATGCCGGATTCGGTGGCGATCTCGCGGCAGTACAGGATGATTATATTTCGCGTTCCCGTCTGCTTGATGCCCGTTTGTGGGTAAAACGACCACTCTGGCAGCGGATCGCTGAGCGACTGTTTTACTTCTTTAGTCCGTTGCTGTAAAACGTGCCCATCAGACAGTAAACAGGTAGTCATTATGGATATGGATTTGAACAATCGCCTGACTGAAGACGAAACGCTTGAGCAGGCTTACGATATTTTTCTCGAACTGGCTGCGGACAACCTGGATCCAGCCGACATCATTCTGTTCAATTTACAGTTTGAAGAGCGCGGTGGTGCCGAGTTATTCGACCCGGCAGAAGACTGGCAGGAGCATGTTGATTTTGACCTGAACCCTGACTTCTTTGCCGAAGTGGTGATTGGTCTGGCAGATACAGAAGACGGCGAGATTAACGATATTTTTGCGCGCGTTTTATTATGTCGCGAAAAAGATCACAAACTCTGCCATATTCTTTGGCGCGAGTAA